TTTTTGATTAGTGTGGGTAAAAAAAAAAAAAAAAAAAATTTAAAAAAATTTTTACTTAAATATTTTTTTTTTATGGAAAAATTTTTTTTGGGGGGGGGGGGGGTAATCTATTTGAACTGGCATAACAATCCACATCCCGTATAATAAATTTTAGGTGATAACATGCTTGATGCTCATGTAATTATAAACTTATTTGATGTGTTGGCGCAAATCAATGTGGACAATCAACTCTCACTTATAGCCGCCGAGGACCCGGATAAAGCTATAACAACGGAGCGGACGGTTTATGCGCGTGATCCACTGCGCTCAATTTCCGACGATCTCGACCAGCTTAAACTTGTTCCAACATATCCCGCATCAGGGAAATTTCAGGTTATATCAGGAAGATTTTATGATCGTGGCGTTATGTATATCTTCGGTGGCGCGGAATACGAAATTAAAGATTTACCTCGCGCAGCGGAAGTTTTTCTGTATGTCGGTATCTTGGTTGATCGTATGCGGCATCTCACCGAACTTTACGTGTCTGAGGATTACGGCACTCTGACTGAATTTCACCCCGGCACAGTCCCGGTCGGTGTGGTGCGTCTCCGGCCTAACTCCGAAACAATTTTATCGACGGACATAGTAAATCTTCTTCCGCTGTACAATTACGATACCGACCACCCAGCGGATAAGATGCAGGCATATATTCCTTGTTTACCACCAAATGGTTCTATAATCCTTGACCGCAGACCGTTTTATCGCACTAAATTACCGATTATTGATATATGGCAAACATTCGGAGGAACTTTGGCCACGGTAACTTCTCATGTATTTGAGTCCAAAGATGATGCTATAGACCTATTAAATCCAGATAATTCAGGAATAGACTATGACGATGACAGGAAAGGAATTAGTATCGGTAAAGAGGAAACAATCGAATATGCTCCTATGCCTGTCGGTCCTCATGTAATTTATATATCAGCCAGCCGTGGAGTTGATATTTATGATGGCACTTTTCATGAGCCAGTTGCATCTTTCGGACGTGCCGCTGAAATATTTAATAGTGACCCAATATATACCACAATTTTTGTTGAACCGGGTATCTACACTCCCACCTCGACGGTTATTTTTACTCGATCAGTCACAATTCAAGGTAGTGATACGTTAAGCGTCCGCATAGTGTTCAAATATGGCTTTATTGGTTTTGACTTTCAAGGCTCTCCGGCAACATGGAAAAATGTGACATTTTTGCAGGAAGAAGTTCTTCCGATTCCATATACCGGAGTGTGTATGACGGCTGGTTATTTGCTGTTTTATAATTGCCTATTCCGTAATGAACCTTCATATTTACAGTATCCGTGGATACATACAATTAACGTGGCGTTTTTTAACTGTATTATGCATAATCTCGATAAAACATACCCGGCTATTATGTGGATGACGCTTCCGACCGGTAGTATAGCTATGTGGAACAATATCATAATCGGTACGTGGAGCAATTTGTTTATGATAGGCGGCGGGAGCTCCAATTGGTGGGTATCGGAAGCAAATTTCGGTATTTGGATAATGGACCCGGTACATTGGGATTACCGGATTATTAAAAATTCTCCTTTAGATGGCGGGGGGACTTCGGACGGTGGAATAGGACAAGATTTGGACGGATCAAATCCCGATCTTGGGATATATGGAGGCGGCCATGCATCTAAAGTACCTGTACCCCGATTCCCAACAAAACAACCAAGTGTATTTCGGTTTGCACATGGCACCCTTTTCACGCCTGTTATGGAAAGGATTCTTAATATTACTGCTGTTATTGAAGTTCCGTCAGGCACGAAAGTGTTTGCTGCTGTTACGTTTAATGGCGGTGGAAATTGGCTGAGATGGAACTCGGAATACGCCGCATGGCAGCAAGTCGATTTACGTAATCTGCAAATCACCGGAAATACATTTGAAGAATTACGAACAGCCTTAGTAGAATACGGTGCTATTGTCCCTCAAGGAGAATTTGCTATTGCGTGGGGATTCTATACAGAGGACCCCAAAGTTTCTCCAATTTTAAAAAGTTTTGATGTTCACTTCAAGGTACACCCTGAATCTTATGTTCCGTTTGACCGGACACAAGTACAGCTTTACGTTAATAATTTTGCCATTTTAGTTCACAATAAAACTAATCGCGAGATAAAGTCTTTGCAGGTAGTGGCGTATTGATTATGCTACACTAATCAAGAATTAGATTATAAGGGGGTTACATCATGCCACGTACAGAAGTTTTGGCAGGTTTATCGCTGGGAACTGAACGCCCATATTTACATAAAAGATTCATAGACCTGAGCACGACAGGTTGGGATTACGGCGGAGAAGATCAGTTCAAAGGAATTGCTTACGACCCCCGAAACCGCAGTCCAATTACTGGAAATCCACTGCTTTGGATTGCCGGAGATAAGAATAAACGTATCTATTGCGTGGACAGCCGAACGATGATGGTAAGCGCGTCTTTCGAGTATCCGTCCATCGGCTCCGTCACACCGGCCACAAAGTGCATGGGATTGGCCATTCTTCCCACGCCCACGGAGATGCGACTGCTGTTCCTTACCGAAGCCGGTGTTGACCCGATGACCCCCCCAATTCTGTATCATCTCGTGTATGATCCCTCTTTGTCCGGGCCGGATCAGCTCCAAGTTGAAAAATGGTTCTATCTCGCCAGCCTTCCTTCGCAGAACATGTTCAACCTCACCGATTCCAACCGAGGCATGACCGAGTATAAAGGCGACCTCATGGTAATCGGTATGTGGAAGGGAAACGTCACGGTGGCGTGGATGAATAAAAACGGTCAGATTTTGGCCATCTTCCCCGACATTACCACCGCGCTGGACCCACGAGGATTACTGCACATGCACGACCGTGTTTTCACATGCTTGGACGGCAGTTCCGACCCCAACATAAATGGCCGTTATCTCGGCAAATTTCTGTCTGATTTGCTTGATAATAAGCCGGGAGCGATGATACCGCTTCTTTCCATAGAGCCCTTCTTCTTCCCGAGCTTTGCCGGTGATATGACGCTATATCAGGACAATATGGCGGCATGTGACCGGGACGTGGTTTACCTGTACAAGATGCTGTATTTCTGTTTCGTCATCGACAACATGTTTGTGGACGACATTGATATGGGCAGCGTTCTTATAGGCGACTACAAAATCAAGTACGTCAAGTTTAAGAACATCGCCGATAAATACTCCCTGAAAGATGTCATTATCTCCAAGGGCAGCGTGGTTTGTCCGGGAAGCGCGACTCATTGCCCCGCGAGCGAAGCTATCCGCTGGGTAAAGATGTCCGTCACTGACCCTGTATCCACCACCGACGAAACTATCTGGCAGGATACCATTTATTTTGCCACGCAGAAGCCGTGGATATATCCTGACGGTGAGAAGGAATTTTGGATTAAAATCGACATTCCCGTCAATTATCCCAATTTGACAACTGGTGGTATTCCAAGAGCGGTGGATGTAGACGACGGACCTTTTTGTGTTCCCCTTGAGATAGTTGCTAAGGTCGGGTAGAGTTACTTTCGAGATATAGGATGTTTATATCCAATACTCAGTTACTTACTCCAAATCCTCGAATAGACATAATTTATCGAACTCCGGTAGAGTGTGAGTACCGGGGTTTGGTTTATGACCGACAGCTACATGCATTGGTGGCATATGACCGATTGACCAGTAAATTGTTCTGGATTGACGTTAATACCACAGCATTTCTGCGCTCCATATACGTTGATATAGTCGGAGAATTTATCGACGCAACGGTGTATGAAGATACATATTGGTGCCTTATTTACAAGGGCGACGGACGAATGGTAATCGCACAAGGAGCGTTGACACAAGCGAAGCTCGACAGCGTTATGCTGCTAACGGAATATGACCTGCCGTACTTTATACCAAATCCTCTTACCACGCCGGTATTCGATTTGACACATCAAGCTACGCCGTTTCCATTTCTTCGGTATCACCCGAAATATTGCAGTCTCGCTAATATTGGCCCGGTGGTATATGTGCTGGCCGGATTGTCTAATCAAGTGTCATCGGACGTGCCCACGGATATTGGACAGTGGATACTGTGCGTGGATTATTCGGGGATTATAAATGCGTGGTATAAAGCTGACGATACCCTGACGGTTGCCACACGGCCAAGTATGGTTGAAGAAAAGATGAACGGTAAACTTACGGCAATTGCGTATCATGACGGAGTATTTTCGGGAATAGCACTCGATACTCCGATGTATGAAGTAGGCGTATTAAAATCGCTGTATCCGAACGATCAGGATTCATATGACACGATGAATCAATCGTATTTCAACGGTAATTTTATGGCGGGAGCTTCGTTATGCACGTGGGGAAGGAAATTATATTCAGCGAGCGGTAATAAAATATTTATGCACGATATATTGATGTTTCGTATTTATCTCGATGAAGATAGCTTGTTTGGTAATTTTGACTGGATCGACATGGGTGTGCTGTCACCGTATGGAAGGCGCAGGCGGCGGGTGACTATGACCAATGCGTCGGCGTTTTACAGTTATTACAATTTGATTATTTCCGTGTCTGATCCGAACCTTACATTATCGTTCGCGCCTGACGAGCGTTATAATTGGGGAGATGCTATTAAGTATCCGGGATATTTTAGGCCGGGAGAAACGATGGAATTTTTTGTGCAGTTACAGACACCACCAGCGGTAAAGTCACAATTACCATATAATTATCTTGAGCATTTAACGATTACTGCTATGGCTGATTGGAAGGGGTCGGAGTTTAGAGATGGCTGATCAATTTTTACCACTTGGAGCACCTACACATCCAACGCCTTTTTTACAGGATAACAGCTATAATCGTAATCCTATCCACGTAAATCTGACTATAGAGGACAGTTTTGAGTTTTCATCGAAATTCCCGACGATGGGAACTCCGTATCGCATCACGTATGTTGAGGACAAGGATATATATGTACTTTTTTGGCGTAACGCGCCATTGGGTGCGCAGCAGGTAATCAATCCGAAGGATAGACAGCGGCCTGCGGAAAATTTAAGTCCTCACTTATGGACACAGGAATATACCGGGAGGACCGGGAGACGGCTTACGTTTACTCCTTCGTGGTCCGGCACAAATGCGGGGGGAGTTACGATAGGCAAACATGCTCCCACGGTGTCAGTAGTGAAGGGTGATACGAAAGAAATATTGGTGACGTATTACTTCAACATGTCCCTGTGTCCTGCATATTCAATAGGTGATGAGTGTGTAGACTTTTGTGTTCACTACACCAAAATCCATCTATTAGAGTTTAGTTTTTTCGTAGTAAATCCGTATCAGCGTAATGCGTGGGTGATTCGATTCCGCGAACGCTGGGAGGATATTCTATCCGGTGGAGAAAAAGAAGATATACCCGAAATAGAATTGGAATTGTTGAACAGCATATTTTACGCTGATATTATTCCTCGTGGAACGGAAGATCACGAGATAGCTACTACGTATACGACACGAAGCGTTACGCACCCAACGTCCGGCCAGCGGTATATTTATCCCGTGCCGAATTTGGCTGAGATTTTAACCACGCTGCGTTCCCGGTATTACATCGGCAAAATCAATCCGAAATATTGCAATATGACATGCCTTGCCAATGACAGGTATTTTTTCACTTTGGGGCATCGTATGGAGAATATCTACTGTACGCCGTTCCTGCCGTATCCGGTTGATATACAGCACTTATACAGCTTGGATACGACGCACATGTACATCTCCCGAAACTATATCGGGCCGTTGTACGATACGATGGTGTTTAACGAAACAACGTTGGGACAACCATTTCTTACGGCGATGACGCATTTTGATGGTCGTCATCTGCTGTTCTTGACTGAACGCAAATATCGTCATTTGCATGTTCGGTTTACTTATTTGGATGGGCGTGTACCCGGCAGCTCATTGGCTATGCTCCCTGTACCGGCATCTGTCGGCGCAATAACTGAAAACACATACATCGGCGGTATTCATTATCCTGTGCGTCCTGCCGGGTGGTCATACGTCAATGATCCAATGACACGATATATGGGACACACGAGCGCGTGGAATCCGACTATATTGATGGAACCGGAGCGCAGGGAAACCACATGGCGCACCATCAATAGCTGTCTGCCGCTTATGAATCGAGATGTTACGTTTGCTGATTTTGAAACTCAATGGAAAAATGTATTGCTGAATCTAACACTGTCGGAAAGCCCTGACAGGTTACTGGAAACAGATATAGTGGACGATGACGGTAATCAGAATATCATTTCTGTACCTACTCAGTTCTCTGATGCGTTTTGTTATGTGATGGGAAAGAACGCTCTTAGGGTGCGTGTGGAACGCATGGTATTTCTTGACTTGCCGCTTGCGGAGGGTGGAATACCACAAGACGCTATATACGCGACATCGCTATATCCCGGCGTAATAATTACGCAAACGTATTGGGTACGCAACATGTCTACCCATACCTCGCTGCGTAATATTGTCGGTTACTTCCCAATAGATAAACTCCCGCTGGGCGTATCGGTGGAGATTCAGGATTTCCCAACTATGCTGGGAACTGAGGAAGAATTACCTATCAAGATAGTTATTCGGTATTATCCACCTACTGATTCTCCGATAGTAGAGTTTTTGTGCATACCATTCATTCTCAAATACTATGCAGTGTACTCATTGAACTGCAATGATGCGGTAACGTTCTGCGAACCGCCAGCTCCGCTGGTAGATGTTATTCCACCGCCGCCGCCGCCAGTTGAACCGCCGCCACCGGTAGTGCTGCCACCATATCCTGCTGAGGACCCAACGCCGCCGATGGCACCGCTTGCCGCGCCGTCCAGTGCGATGGCAATTAATATTGGTGATCCAGCATCTACTCCCGCGCCTGCCGGTCAGTGGACATTAACCAACTTTGATAAAAATAACAACAATCAAAATCTGCCGACTGGTGTAATACCCGGAATAGACGTAACCATTAACACTAACGGCGATTATCGGCTTTATGGTACATCGAATAAAAACAAAGTTACGGTTAAATCAGGTGTTACAGCCAATATCATATTGGATAACATAAATATGCAGTTAGGTGATACCACTACAACGAGTGGCTATACAGGTCTGGCCGCTATTGGTATGGCAGGCGCAAACGTAAATCTGTTCTTAAACGGCACCAACAAGATTATTTGTTACGGTACTGACTCTTGTGCTGTTTATGTTCCCAACGTCAGTGACGGGTCCAGCATGATTAACGGTGTGTCTGCAACTACACCAATATCCAGTGTAACGATTCAAGGGTCTGGCTCGTTATTGGTTGCCAGCGGTGCGGACGGCGCGGGTATAGGTGGAAACTGTCCCTTTAGTGCCTTCATAGCGAGCGCAGGCCGCATAACTATCAACAGCGGGACTATTCACGCTGCCGGGGGAACTAATGGCGGGGCTACCCATGTCGGCGCGGGTATCGGCGCGGGGGGATATTCTTCTGGAGGATTCGGCGGCATAATCACCATAAACGGTGGTAATGTTACTGCGGTAGGTGGCATAAACGCCGCTGGTCTTGGCGGCAACTCCGGTTCAGGCGGCGATAGCGGTACGCACGGCGGTAATATCACGATATACGGCGGTACTATTTACGCTTACGGTGGTTCGACATGGCCGAGCGGTCCGTGGCCCTCCGGCGCGGTTAATACTCCCGGTGGCTGGACTCAAACTCACCCCGGTGCGGGTATTGGCGGCGGCGGCAGGGGGCGCACGGGGAATATTCATATATTCGGCGGCACACTGACAGTCAGAGGCGGTAAAGATTCTGCGGGTATAGGCAGTGGCAGCGGCAGTGGCGCGGACGGTGGATACGTCAATATACATGGCGGGTCAGGGACTATATACGGAGGAAGCGGCGCGGCAGGAATTGGCGCGGGGAAAGATGCATCTCCCGGAATAGTTACCGTCTTTGGGGGTAGTTACAGCGAAGCTCCCCCGCCGACACCAGATACTATTCTCGGTTCAATCTCTGCGTATGCCGGAGAACCGGCGATGCTAAACGTAAATATGTACCTTGCGCCGCCGCCGCCTCCCACGTATCTGTTGTACGTAATGAGCGGTGGGCTGGGCGCGGCAGGTTCCGGTTGGTATGAATCCGGTACACCGGTTACTATTAACGCCGGGACACCCCCGGAGGGTTGGCAATTTGTAAAATGGGAATTGATTGAGGGCGCGGTACTCATTGAGTATCCACAACTTCCCATACAATCCATAAATATGCCCAGCCATAAGGTGGTTGTGGAAGCAATCTTTGAACCACTGCCGCCGAAGTGCTGGCCGCTGTACGGGCCGCTGGATGGTCCAAAACAGACGATAACGATTGAGGGTAATGAGCCCGGTGCATTGTAAAGGAGATGAAACTATGCAGCCATTAACGCCGGAAGGGTTTTACAATTTACGTAAAAAGACTGACGGGTGCAGACATATTAAGTTTGTCGATTACGAGATAAAGTATAAAGACGAAACATTTGTCGGTGTTATCGAAGTTAATGATGATGACCATGCCAAAGTACCGATGCCTTACGGATCGGTTGTCGGCGCGGCATTAGACCGGCAGGATTGGTATGAGACGTTGGGTATCCCGCGACCGGAAACAGGTTTGGGTTTGAGCAACACAGGTGAGTTTCAGTGCAAACCTGTGATTCCTGTATTCGCTACGATAGGATATTCCGACCACCCCCCCACTATTTATGTGCAGGGGGTTATTGAGGGAGGGTCTGAAAGTGAGAGTTCCGACTAAATCAATCGTTTTGATGGGTGGACATCACTTAGTGGGGGGCGTATGCTTCGACCTCGACCTCAATCTCTACGTGGCTTACAACAGCGTGAATAAGCTGGTGAAGATAGATTTCAGTGATCCGTATCCGGGACCTGACAGTATTTTAATGTCCATGAACGCGCTTGGATACGTGCCTCATCTCGAAATTGAAAGTATGACTTACTATTATTCAAACATTATTGATGAAGGTATAATCATGCTTTTAAAAAACGGTGAAGTATGGCATAAGAGCTTGATTGATTTTCGGGAAACAAGATGGCCGTGCAATCCTGATGGTACTCCTATTCCATATCCCGAAACAGCTCCATATCCTCCGTGTCTCGGTGCAGCGGGTATTGAGTATCACGACGGACACGTATTTCTTACGTTCCCGCAGTTCAATCGAGTTACCAAAATGGCTATCAGAACATTGAATCCTGTGGCGCATTATCAGACGGGTGTGCCAATGGAAACGCCATACCCGCCTACAGGTATTTCGTGGGACGGTGTGAATAGTCGTTGGATAACTATTGACCCTGTGAAAGGAGACCTTGTATATGGAAACCCATTCGATTTCACAGAGGGTGGCCGAGAGAAGTACACGTATACAGTCTATAATGATTGCTTCGATGGCGATTTGGCTTGGTCCAAGGGTGCCATACCGTTTGCCGCAGGTAAAGACTTTTTCGTCGTCGCGTACAAAGATAAAGTTACCGCCTTCATGGAACCGTGGTACAGGCTATTTAGCGTCAATGACTTCACAGGCGTTGTGGAACCTATAGACGGCGTATTATTCGACAACGTTGATGTCGGAGATATGGTGGTCAAGCATCTGCGCTTGGAGAATATGAGTAATTCCATGCGACAGGCTTTGACATTAAGCATCGTACCCGATATACATATCAGCGCGGACGATGATATATTGCTGTCTATTTCACCGACAGGGCCGTGGTACTCTCAGTTGCTGCTGGGAGATTTTGTGGGATTGGGAATATTAGATTTCTATATGAGATATTATCCGGGGCCGGGGACACAGCGGGGAGTTTATACCGTACAGTTGGCCCTTAATTACACGGCTTCGTAATGCCCATCGAAAGAGTCTATCACACCAGACCAGTAATAGATTGTCAGATTATAGACATTGGCGTTATACCGGTAAGAGCTACTGTGGGCGGGGCTACCACTATCATTACGTGTGCAGTCGTACCCTTTTCCGGGCTGGCTACAAGTGTGATGGTCACGGTAGATACTACCAACTGGCCTGATACCATATTCGTTTACGGGGAATATTGGGGATTCTCAGTACCCGCGAAACGAGGACAATATCTCTTTCCTATTCTCATTCGATTTTTTGCTTGCATTATCGGTGTAATCAAAGTAATAGCAAGGGTTAATGCTGTTACGGAACATGATGTCAAAGTTACCGCGCAGTTTATAAATATGGACGAACAGGTCAAGGTTTCCGCGAATATCATTAAAATGGAAGAAACATTTCCGGTAGTGTATTCGGGACAGGGGCCGAAGGTTCGGACGGTATTTGGCCGCCTCTGGCTCAGTACAAAAAAAATCATGAACTCTATTATGCGTTCTGATATAAATGTCCCTCGGGTCCGACGCTCACTTCATGTCAATCCCGGATTACTGACCAAAGCAGTGCAGCATCTTCATATGATTCCTGAACACATAAAGCGAATAATGCAAAATGTTCGCTTTAGGAGCGTTACTCCAAAAAAGGAATCTTCTCTCTGGATGCACTTTACTACATCATGGCTCAGAACGAAAACACGGCTAAAGGTGCATTTAGAGCGTATTTCTCATCATAAACTCTTAATGAAATTTAGTACATGGGTGCCATTTACACGCTTTGGGCAAATGATGGTAAATATTCGCCGAATACGGACTGAGCAATTTGCGCGTATAGTTGCCAATATTTGTTATGCCATGCAGACAGGTTTTGCTCAATTGAAACTTGACGCAAAAGATGCAATTCAGAGTCGTGTTGCATGGATGCGTACAACTATCCGGGCAAATATTCATTCGCGCTCCTTCAAAATATACGCGCAGGTGCGTGATATTGTGCGGAAATTTATCTCCCTGCGAGTATTTGCGCGGCCAATGGAGCTTCCACGGGTGATACATTATTTCCGCTCCGGCCTGCGTTGGCTTAAAAAGCATGAAGAACGCAATCTGCGCACCGATGTTATGAGCATGGAGTTATTGGATGTTCGGTTGAAAACTGACGTGCTGGCAATGGACGTTATAAATGCGCGTATTAAAACAGATGTGTTGAGTTTGAAAATTACTGATGCGCACATACGCGCCGCCATTCATAACATGGCAAAAAAACAATATCGTATTATTGCTGATACATTACTAATCGAACGACAGCATGATTTGCTTGTTGGTTTATATCATAAATTTCAACATGAACGTGTCATCATACATACGATAAACAGGCTGGAACACCATCGGAATGTTCATATTGGCATTGAGCACTCTCGGCGCAAACCCAAGGTGCTTGTTGGTATCGAGCAATCCAAACGTAAGCCCAAAGTGTTTATCAATATTGAAAGAATCCGCAGGCAGGCACATGTGCGCATGGACATAATACATTCGTGGGTGAAGAAAAATCTGCGGTTCGATACATGGAAGTCACGATTCCGTCGTTATCTGCATGTGGTGCCCATACCGTGGCTGCATAAGCGGTTTGAAGTACATGCGCAGCCGTTGAGTTTCCATAATGTGCATTATCTATTCGCGGGAGTACGTGAGGTATATCTGCACCCCAGCCCGGTGTCGATTACATTCTCCCCCGGAGATACAGATTTGACGGTGTATTTGCAGTGGTTCTTACATCGTGTGAACGTCAATAACGAAGGATACTCGAACGAGATAGTGTATGACCTCGGTAAAGTACCGCTGGTGGGTCCATTGCCGCCGATGGTCGAAGAAATATGGGAGGGTGGATATGTAGATTATCCATTTGCCAGCATGGGATTTGAATCAGGGAACGATACGGGATACCTGTCAAATGCGGGGCAAGAGTGGCTGGATAATGCTTCCATGTTTTGGGACGTTCCTACAAAGAAATTTGATGATTCGTAATGGCAGAAAAAATTTATACCGAAGAAACCACGTGGCACAACGACTACGCCGTTCCTCTCGCACCGAGCAAGTATGCGAGATTAGAGGGCTACGCGCTGCCTGATAAGCAAACCTTATTATCGGCACAGTTCGGCACAGATTCCTTTCTTCCCGACTTTGATATTCCGGCAAGACTGAATAGAATACCGCTGATAAAGGGCGCAGCGGTACAGCATAATCTCCCCGCTCCGACAGCGGCTATTATAGATATAGTTGGTTGGTGTCGGAGGGAACAGGATAAAACGACAATCTTGCGGTTATTTTATTCAAACCTGCCGGAGCTTTCCGCGCCGTATCCGACTGAGTGGTTACAAATTCGGAGAGATTATTATATGCTATATATGCCTGATGGTAGGCAACAGCGAGTGCGGTTCTCGGACACTCCAAGATTTACCGCTGAAAAAGGTCAGACCGGTAGGGTATTATGGACAGTAACACTGCGATTTTACGCAGTGATTGATGAAGAAGATTTAGAATACTTAGGTTGAGGTGAACGTAGATGCCATACGCAATGACAGATGATTGGTTCAGACTAAATAATCTTGATGTAAAAAACAATATGGCGACTACAATGTTTTTTCCCAACAACAGCGTCGTTGAAACACATGTATACCCCTCGGTCTATAAATTAAAATGGACATACAACGCAGTTGTTGAATTGAACAATATCCACCCTGTTTGGATGAACTGCAATTTGTCATTGGATAAGAAATTTATTGCAGCTAAAATTATCTATCAGAAAAACCTCGGTGAAGATGGTTTACATCTGCGTTTATTGATTATCAATCCCAAACATTCCAATGTCAGTGATGTAATGTATCCTGTTCCAATTCCAAATATAGACAGGATGCATGATCTCAATGTACCGGATTTGTATGTCGGTTCGACGTTCAGCACTCCTTTACAGTCGAATATTCCCAATCAATTTACGTGGATGACGCACCCGGATATTACGATCAAAATGAACAACATTGTTGATTGGACGTTTGAGGTCACTAAAGAGCTCACAGAGGACGTATATATACAATACCCGGTAGGAAACCCAATATTGGACGCAGGGACCATCTACGGCCACGTGAGCGATAGTAGCAGGCTTCCAGAAGGGGCAGTCGTGGGTATCGTCGGGGTAAAATCTGAGTTCAAACTGGACGCTGATTTGGGCGGCATTATCATTACCGGCGACGACCGTAAATATTTCACCATGCAGACACAGCTTGTACAGGAATATTACAGTACGCTGCTTGTTTTTGCACAACAAGAACCATTGTATCCTACAGCATTTGAGAATTTTATAACTGCTACTACTTTGGAACAGCATCCGATGTATCGAGCGTTTATGAGCCGCAGGGGACAGCCGTATTATGCTTGCGGTGTTTTGAGTACGCAGACGACGTTCGGTACGGGGCTATTCGTACATAATTGCCATGAAGTAGCGGTATTACCGTGGGAACGCGCACTGGAAGGCGTTCACATGATTAAGGAATTTCATAATGATGTGCTGCCGCATAAACCGAATTATTCAGTCGGCGAGTTATTGGATGCGCGGGATTGGCACGAGGTATATAAAACGCAGATTACAACTGATTTGAGGACTATTGAACCTACCGCATGGCTGCCGATATTGGCTACGCATTTACAGACAACGCGCAAGCATCCGGGTATGTACCGGGCTATCCATAATCCTGAATTTTTCTATCCCGTCCCCATGCCTGCCGGTCGTCTGTGGGAATCCGCACTGGTAACGCCACTGTTTACGACAAACGTACCGGATTCGGTAATCTTTAAACCAGCAAATACATTCGATGCCGCTTGCAGGTTGCATCTCATCGACATAGATAATCTGAATTTCAACATCGACGCGCAAATCTATGTCGATGACACATTCGTCAATATCATGAACTTTATACAACACGGCAGTTATAATACCGCGCTGTGGCGAGCGTCGGCTGAGAATGTCATTCAGCGGAAAATATTTACGAACAGCGATTCCCTGTTGGTCAGTATAAAGAATCCCATCGATCACTTTGACCGCGATAGGAAGGGCTGGGTACTTATCTGGAACAGGGAACGTATTAATTTATCGCAAAGTAATCCCACCAGATACCGGTTCTGGCACGCTTATAGGGGCCAATATTACTGGATTTGTCCTGACCCTGTACCCACCGTTGGACAGGACAGTACGCCTGATCGTTCCACTTGCGTACCGGTCGCACCGCTCAGTACAATGATGATGACTGCACTATTCCGTAAGGGGACACCGGTAGGCCGGTACTGTTATACGCCGTTCGATAAGTATTACGTGCGGGATACGGCGTTTGACTTTAAGCGGCAGGACCCGATGGACGAGCCTACCAGTGCCATAATCAATACTGATTCTATGCACCTTCCATTCGTAGGAGACAACATTATCACGACACAAATACGCAAACTCGAATGGCAGCATACGAATATTCGAGACGATGTAAATAATCCCGCTGTAGATGTAGAACGTATCATGGAAGGGATTCGTACTACAGCACGAAGTCAGGCTACGATAAAGACAGTACGCATTAAAACGGTGGTCGAGGACCGGGAAGTGCCATTGGTTGGATACCCGGTATCCGATCAGGTGCTGGCCGTGGCTATTGATGAGCATGGCGTAGAGCTGTGTGATATGAACGACCTGTTGCAGACCGCTCCGTTCACATGGATTTGGGATGTCGAGCGCGGCGGTGATCCGTTCCGCAAAGTGGTGGCTCTGGCTGCTCCCAGCTTGAAGAAGATATACATCATCGAAGCCAAGATGGAAGTTGATGCGTTCGGAACGGAAATCATGGTCGGTTATGGAGAGATGATTAAGTCCATCGACTTCTTTGAAACTCCGTTCGGTCCGGTTATAGATATTTTGGGAATGGACCAGACCATTGACAATAAATGGTTTACAGGCTCGCCATGTAACACTTTAGCATTGCACGTGCGCGTAAAAAAATCTAATCCGCATGACCGTAATACCGACAGGGCGGTTGTATTACTGCGGTACGATTTTGAGTTCGATATGCATACTGATATGATTACGCGCATCTTTACGCTGGGACCGAACAGGGAGCCATACACCGGCACGGATAATGAAATGTGGCCCAAGGGAATAGCCATCATGTACCCATACGTCTATACCCTCGGTTATATGTACACCCATCCAATAAATATTCAGCAGCCGTGGAGTGTCAGCGACGTGGACGGAGTGAAGCAGCTTACTGGCGGCGGCTGGCAGATATGCTTAATCCGCACCGATATGATAGCGGGTTCGTCTACGGTGCATCATCTTGTCACATCGAATGAAATGTACCGCTTTACCTACGGTATCCCAGCATTGGAGACTGACTATCGAGCATTATATATGGCCGATAAAGTTACCAATGACGGATATGCCAAATATAATTGGGGGCCGTCTCAGAAATGGGTGTGGCCTGCGTCTCCCAACCTCCCGAAGAAAGATACTCCCGACTTGCCAACCATCGCGGGATTGGCGGCGGTGTCCGGGCAGCTATTCGCGGTGCATAATGGATTGAGTTGTCCTATATTGATAAATCCTGTGAATGGATTTATCGAGACACGAGGAAACAATATCTTCCCGTATGCGCTGCCATTTAATCAGAACATCTCGGCAGGGAATGAAATACTCTACACGTTGGGAATGATGCAGGGACGCGCTCACACATTAGCGCACCCGTTCCTCCATATCTGTATTGGTGAAAATTCTGAGACAATGGATTACACCACAGGTATTGATATTCAAGATGTGTCATTCGGTACGACCATCATTCGCAAGGTGTACGTAAGGAATAATTTGCTGCGCGATGTCCTCTCCGAGGTCGAATTATTCGTTCCCGACCCTGTGCATTTGGATTATTCGGAAATGCTGTGGCTGTCCATGTATCCCGATGGTCCGTGGGACAAGGCAATTACACTGGACAAACACATCGACCCGTGCGAACAGCATTACTTCTATGTGAAGATTGAGCCGGAGGGAGAGATACGGGAACCGATTACACTGTATCTGCACTCCCGGTTTAACAGGACGACTAACCTATTCGGTTATAAGTTTGAACCCATTGATGACCGGTCGGTGGAAGCGGAAACGGAGATTATTACCTGATGCAATATCACAGTAAGCATCATCATAACGCTCCAAACACTATGGGGCATGTACTGGTAACGTCAAGCATCCGCTGTCATGGCACCGGACCTACCACGACATATAACTATCTTCGTAATCTGTTTAATAGCATTAACGCAGGTCAGACGGGATTTGCCCGGTATGATTCCAATACGCATATACGCAGGAGACAGCCGGGAGACAGTTCGCAAACGGACTATGTGGACTTTCCCGATGTGTGGTTTGACAGTCGGAATATTGATTACTATAATGATGCACAGTATCACCGAGATCACTCTGAATCTCATACACCATAGCATTCACGGCGCGAGCGAGCCATGAACTACCTGCAACAGTTTTACCTCCAAGGGAAACCCCGAAGTGACGGCCTTCGGGGTTTTTTATTATTCACAAACAGAAGAAGCGTAACAGGTGTGCGGCGTAAATCGGGGTATGGGCACAGGAGTATCGGACGCATGGCTGTATGTGCGCTCGTACACGTCCTGATTAACGAACTTTCCTTTATACCAGCGGCCTTCTATTTCAGCCGTAACTTCCCGCAGATTCAGTTCATCATGAATCAGTGAGATAGGGAATATTTGGTTCATAGATAGCGAAGTTAATTGACTCTGTGCCGGATACTGACCGCATTTTGTACATCGTTTTTGCGGCTCATGAAGCATATCCATTACATGGGCAATTTTTCTTCCGCAGCATATCGCGGGAAAACTATTTACGAGATACATTTTATACACCTCCCGGTGCCGGTGGATGTATGAACGGCGGCGGGGTAATTATATTGGGTTTCAGCAAGTGAATACCCCGGCCAAACTGTAAATATACCCGGCCAGTAGATGTGCAGCACCGGTCATCTACAGTCAATTCATCCGTATACCGATTGAATTTGTAGTATTGCTTCATGTGATCCTCAAAGTTTGTTGGTGGTGTATTTAACACCTGTGTCTGATAAAACATGATTTATACCTCAGCAGTTACAGGACATGGAGGACAGATTACCCTACCATTTTCCGCACAAAACTCTACTTGTTGTAAATCCAGTTCATTGTATTCAGGCACGAAATAGAATTTCATGAAATCTTCGCACATGTCCGTATCCATACCCCACATTGTCCGGCTGCGCAGGTTTAGTTTTACCTGATGCGCTTCATGAAACGATGTTTGCGGGAGTATCCGGTGCAGCGTGGATTTATCCAGCGGGTATTTATGGTCGCAGTGCAAGCATGTCCGCATTTGAGTATATTGCGGATGCCGAACATCATTCGGATAAATTTTTTTCTCTCGCATCTGTATTGCTGGATTAAATACTCGTATCATTGGCATATACCCACTTTGTCCAATATATTGAATAATTCGCTTTGAGCTACCATGTACTGAGCGCACGTTATCTCTGCTTCATACAGCAGCTCTTGGGCCATCTCGTCCAACTGTTCTTCGATATAGTATACCTGAGTTATCCCGGAATTGATTATGAGTTTCGCGCAGGAGGAACAAGGGAAGTGTGTACAGTATACAGTTCCACCAGCAATGGAACTACCAATTTCAGCGGCCTGCGCTATAGCGTTTGCTATCGAGTGACTACCTCGGCATGATCCGCTATACCGATAATTCTCACCGCAGGTTATATTGTCATCATTGCAGTGGCTTACGAAACGTGGAGCACCATTGTACCCTGTCGCTATTACCTTATTCTGCCGAGCAATTACAGCACCTGTTTGTCGCCTCAAACACGTACTGCGCATCGCCGCTAATAGAGCTTGCGCGAGGAAATACTGCGTCCAACTTGGTCTCATAATCAGCACCCTTTTTATGTTATTTTGTTATTAACGCCTCACATTCACGTATAAATTCCTTGACCAGTTCCACAGTTAAATCAAGTCGAATTAAGTCACTTTCAGGATTTATTTTGGGAACGAATGAAGAAACATTCATCGACGCTTGGGAGCTTTCACAGCCCTTACAGCCTTCGATTTTCAGCGCGTTCGATACATCGGAAGCTGTCTCCAGCTTTACCCATATCGTATGTTCAGAAAGCATTTGTTTTAGTGTTTCGAGTGTGGCAGTGGGTGAAATATGCATAGATTTATGAATGTCTTGGATAGTTTCAAAGCGCAATTTCATATAATATGTGACCTCCTTGGCAGTTTCAGAACGCACTTAGGTGTCCTCCTGTATGGTGATTACACGAATCATAGCATAAATAAAGAGACTGGCAAGAAAGGAGAAAAAACCCGCCAGTCCCTCTATGTTGGCTGGGGTGCTATCAGCCAAACGGTTGAGAACGCACCCTAATTATCAGTAACACATAGTTTATTCGTCAAATGACACGAACAATACTATGGTCCAGAAGCCGCAGGATATGCAGTACCGCTCGGGGTCCACAACGAACCGGGCGCACCGGGCAGCGAGGTACGCTGTATGGCTGTTGGGATAAAGGGCAACGGCATGTAACCCACGTTGAACACCTTCGACCACTCGGCCATCTTCTCCGCAGTGAAGAAGTCACGTACATCGTCCCACGTCGGATTGCTGTCGATGAACGTCTGCAATTCAGTACCTACTGCGGCGACATCATCTTCATCATACGGGTCGCAGGAGTAGTTGTACTCCATCGGCTCCCAATGTCCAAGAATGGTGGTGAGGGTCCCAATGATGTTGGAAACCAACGATGCCTCGTCCATCTTGTACCCGGCGATGATTACCGGGTTGTTGGAAATCTGATACTGATGCTGAATTGCGTTGTCGATCATGCCCGGTATGAAGCACAGCAAGCCCCAGCCGTAATGTATCAGTGTCGATACAGGCTTGACCGGTATGCCGGGAGCTGCCGGGTCGGTTATGTTGGGCAACTCGTCCCGAATAGTCTGCCGCAGGCTGGCGAGCACAGCTTCGTATGTCGCTTTGTCCATGTTGATAACGTCCAACTTAGACGGCATCGAGGCCAATTCATTCTGCAAACTGGTCGCGGCGGTAGCCACATCGAGCGCGGTGAACGGGGCGCAGTTAAGCACACCGACGATGGGGGACAACAGCGGCCCAACCTGTGTCAGCGCGTACCGTACTTCCTCAATACCACCCAGCCGCAGTACCGTATGCAGTATCAAATTGGCATGACTTACATACGCAGGGCTTGGAGTATAGGTAGGTGCGCCGTCCGGGGTGACGCTGTTTTCCAGTGCTTCGACAAACTTACCGATATTGTTACGCAGGAACAGGAGATAATCCGCATTGGCGCGGAGTTTGTTTCTGCGATAACTTCTCGACCTGTCGGCGGTGATAAGTGACGTTACCTGATGGTCGATGCGTCCAAGGAACGCGCACAAGTCACGGATATTACCCCGCTCATTGCGCAGCATCGCCCACGGATACTCGGTAACGTGATACCGCTCGTATTCGTAAACTATCTCGATGAACTGCCGCATCGTCGCGGCATCCATATCCTCAATTTCACCCGTCGCAGGATTGCGTGTGATGGGGTCGGTCGGTCTTGTGGTTTGGGTTAGCCCCGTGCCAAAGCCAGTGTCGTTTGTTTCCTTTTTGGTGAAGTGATCTTTTGGTGAAGTGGCCTTGCCATCAGCATTAGTATTATACTGATCTTCCCACCATCCAAAAGTTCTAGGCTCACCAGTGCTTACCACAGCCATTGCATCTGATGCCTCCCTTAATTGGATTTGTAATTCAATTTTAGCAGATAATTAAAATAAGATTGACAGAGAGTAACTTGGCTGTATAATCCTTAACAGTGTGTTAAAAAAGAAAAAGGGGACGGTTCGGCAACCATCCCCGGCTTCTGAGAGTCCCGCGTCTTTAACAGAGACCGAGGACCTTGACACCAACCTTTACGCAGAAGGTGGTGCAACAAAGATGGTAGCAAGTTCAAGTCCAATAGTCAAGCGATTCCACGAAAAAAATACTCAAATTTTCATACGCATTTTGTCCCTGCGTGTCCTTTTGCAAATTAAGACATGTTTAATAACATGTCTAAATTTAGTCATGTTCCTAAATAGGAAAGGAGTAATGCTATGACCATCCTTGAGCACCTGCATTATCCTCACCGCCGAACAGCACCATTAACAATTACCTCGGTGTATACGGCAGAACTGGCAGCATTGTCATTGGTACATCACAAAACAGAAGTGCAGCGAGAAAAAAGTCCAATCGACGGTTTGGAATGGTATGTGCAAATTGGAAAAACCAAAGTGTATTTTGCTGACCCTTCCGTGATTAAAACCATCAGACCAAGTACCCATAAGCTGCTTGATCTCGGCCTGCACAAACTGACACAAGAACTTGGTGAACCGATAACGGAAATGGATAACCCGGATGAGATAGACTACACAACAGTGACCGTTTATACCGACGAGTTATGCTATCTTAATTACGGCGAAGTCTCCCGAAACAAAAAAAATAATTTAGTGCAGCATCACATCTATCCAAATCTGACTCAATTCCTCAACGTGTATTTCCGATCACGCACCGACAAAACAAAGATGATAAAGATTCTCAACAGCGTCACATACAAGGCTGGCGAGATTAAGTTTCAGTTTACGCCGGAATTTGTAGAACACGTAAAGAAAAAAAGTTGTATCCAATATCCAGCGGCACTGTTCCTGTTGAATACAAATTGGGATATTAACGCATGGTATATGGCTAAAACAATGTTTTGGCACTGGAACATTCTGCACAACGCCGAAACCAAAACCTTTAATCGTATGAAGGTAAAATCTCTTTTGAAGTACATGCCCTGTATTCAGGAATATGAAGTGGTGATGAAGTCTCAGTGCAGGTCATGGAGATGCCGGATAGCCGCGCCGTTCTATGACGCTTGGCGTAAGTTGAAAGAAGCAGAAGTGTTGGACCTCGAACCGCCAACGATTGAAGAATTTATCACTGAACGGGACATAACCGCAGATATTTCTCCTCAAGTGCTAAAAAAAAATAAAACATCAGGCACGGTAACGGAGTGGAAAATCTATCTGGAATTTTGTATCTGTTTTACTATCGCAGACGCATTTGATCCTAAACAGCGATTTAATGATTATAAGAAAAAACAGATGGAAAAATACCGTAAAGCGGCGAAACGGTCACAAGCGAGACAAGATAAAAAACTTGAAGAAGAAAAAAAGAAACATGCTAAACTAGCGGCGGGATATGCTGCATTAAAATACAATAACCTTTACTAACATATCCCTCGCACCACCCATATCACACCCCGAAAAGGGCCACAGTCATGTGAGACCCTTTATATAAATATGGAAACAAGTTGAAAATTTTCAAAATTTGAGAAAAATTCTCAAAATTTTTCGCGTCGGCGGCAAATTTTGGGCAGGGAAATTTGAGAATTTTTCTCAAATCTTATGTTTATTTAACTCACGGGGGACCATTCTTTAGCCAGCGGGATAATATCGTTTAGCAGGGGAAGTTATGGGATACAGTAGTTATCATTGTTTTTGATGCAGTTAAGCTCTTATGAAATATTATGAATCTTTACGGGTACGCTGTCGGAGACAGCGTACATAAGAGCGTTGAGAAGATAAAAAGACAGGAACCGAACCAAGTTGGTTGTTTCCTCTTATAATAAGAAGAAAACTGAATCTTGTTTGGGTATTGACAACCGTTTTTTTTCTGTTAAAATTGCGTTTATGGGAGCTGGTAAAGTATGGATAACACTGAATTTTTGGAAGGTTTAAGAGAAGTTTATTATAACCACTGTTATTATGAGCGGAGCGGACGGCAGCCGATGTGCGGCGCGAACCGGGCGGCCTCGGCCCCCTCCGCGACGGCCTGTAGGTATTGGCGGCAGTCGAGTTCATCTCTTGTTCAGTGTCACTATCAGGTGAAAACGGCTGTGGAACATAAGTTCGGCTGTTCATGCGCTGCTGCCCGTCGTAATGCGCTGTGGCAGTCGAGCGCGGGGTTTCGTGATCCTAAACGTTCGGACTTTCCGAAAGCTGGTCATGATGTGAATGTCTTGAAACGGTATCCGCGAGGTAAATATGGTAAATAAAGTAAATAAGGTAAGCACGATACTGAATCTATACGCTGGTATCGGCGGGAATCGCAGGTTATGGGGGGATGCGTATGAAGTAGTGGCTGTCGAATCTGATGAGCGTATCGCGGAGGTATATAGTGCTCTGTATCCAAATGACATTATGTTGGTGGGGGACGCTTTGGAAGCGTTGGAGACTATCAGCCATGAGTTTGATTTCATTTGGAGCAGTCCTCCCTGTCAGTCTCACGGTCAGTATCGGCATAATGTAGGGGTGCTGGGTAAGGGGTATACGCCGCTGGTTCCTGATATGACTTCGTTATATGGTCAGATTGTGTTCCTGCAAACGTACTATAGAGGTTTGTGGGTGGTGGAGAATACGGTGCCGTATTATACGCCGTTGATACCGTATACGGCTAAGTTACAACGGCATCTGTTTTGGTCGAATTTTGATATACCTGTGGTGGATATTCATAGCGCGGGGTTGAGAACGAAGAATAAAATCTCGGACTTCGATAGCTATGAGGTGCTGGACCAAAGCAAGATACCGAATAAGCGGCAGGTGCTGCGTAATTGCGTTGATGCTCAGATAGGGCTGCACATCTTGGAATGTGCGATTAAAAATGACAGGGAGGGAAATTAAGACGATGGAACATGAAATGATAGATGTGGATACGTTTGTAAATGCATTAAGCAAGATACGTCAGGAACGTAGGGTTAGTCAAAGTACAAATAAATCTATGCTTGCCGGGGATAATGGTTCAATACCAGATCATTATAAATCCATTGTTCGTCCTATTCCTTGGGGTACATATGACGTTATTGAGTTGGATGTCTCGTCTGCATTGCAGGTACATAATACTATTTTTAAATTAGATGATGCTGATCGTGTTCCGTACATACTAAACCCAGCTTTACCGTATTTTACATATTCGTATGCTGATGCAAAGAACCCGGAAAAGTATACTGTGCGTGTTGATTTTTTGCCTCCTGTGGAATCGGAGCACATAATGACTGCTAATATGCTGGAGTGTAAGGAAAGTGCTGAGTGGGAGGGTGGTATTGCTGTTCCAAAACTTGCAATATGTCTTTCTGGTCTTAAACGTAATGGTAAGTTTGAATATAGTAAATATTGTGCCTGTTGTTGGCATTTATATGTGGCAACACATCCGGTGACAAATAAATCTATGATAGTAGTAAATTTAAACTTTATTGCTAAAAGTGATGTATTTAAACAATTTTCTGTTCGGGATGAAATGGAAAATTACGGGATATTTTGGGGCTCTGCGTATGTTGGAATACAATTTGCGTTATATAACCGTCCCGAAGTATTTAGGGAAGAACGAAGGAAAACTGGTTCTTTTGTATCTACTCGTCGTAATAAGGCTGCTGCCAAAGCGAATAGAAAGATAAAAGCATATCGTGTAATTACTATAAAGCAAGAAGAACTTGAAAAACAACCATTGATTCCTCACGAGAAATACTCGACATTTAGTGTTCCTTGCTGGGGTGTTATTGGGCATTGGCGGCATTATAAATCGGGTAAAAAGGTGTGGATAAATGCGTATAAAAAAGGCAAGGAGCGTGAACGGGAAAATGGTGTGTATTCCTCGAAGGAATACGAGTTGGTAATTTAATTGGGGGGTGTATAGATATGGCAAAAGAGAATTTACAAGGTCGGTTGGATAACATACGGAAGGAGCATAAAAAGATGAGTTCACAAACGGGTATATCTGTCGGTGATGCTACGTTGACTTTGGCTAGAGATGTGACTATGCAGCGGGTCAGCACTTCTTCAGCGTTTCAGTTTGATTTTGACAAACAGATGGTTTGTCCGTTTTGTGGGTGTGAAAATACGCACATAGAGCGGATTGCTACCAATGATCCTCGGCTTCCTAGTACATCTCAGGGGAACGCTGCAATCGAGATGTATTGCGAGGTAAATTGGAAGGAACATAAATGGATTATTGGCATATTAGAGCATAAGGGTACTGCATGGATGATTCAATTGTTGAAGAATGGTTGGTAATTTAGAAAGGGTGATTGGTGTGGAAGATAAGGTTCAGAAGGATGTAGTGGTATCGCAGTTGGGATCAAAGTATTTGGCATTTGAGGACTTTGCGAATGTTGTTTGTCCGTTTTGCGGCGGCGAAAATGTAAAGGCTGTCGGTACGACAACGGGCGATACGCGCTTCCCGGAATCGTCGGGGGGGAATTACACGATTGAGATGCAGTGCGCTGTGGAGCCTCACACGCACAAGTGGCTGGTTGGTATGGTCATGCATCAGGATCATACGTGGCTGGTGCAGTTGAACGCTGCGGGGTAAGTAAATGAGCAAGTACCTGATACGGCTAAAGTCGATTGATGAGGATAAGCTGTTACATTGTGCCGGGGTTGCTGCGAAGGTTCGGTACGGTAAGGTGGTGCCCGGTGTATATAACTTCGGTATCCCCGGCAGGTTCTCAGTTCGTAGCTCGTATAGTGTCTGTATTGAGAAAGATCATATTTACGGACGGTATTATGAGGCGACGATTCAGGATTGTGAATTTACTGTGCTCATGGAGAAGTTGGCCAAACAATCAATAATGGGCGGCGTGGATTGGGTATGGGACGAGTTGCATCGAATGAAAGAGTGTGGTGCGATTGATTTTGAAGTATTGGAGTGGCCGGGAAAGGTAGAGTCCTGTGCCGGTTAAATATTTCAAAACGTACAACACTACGTTTCATGATCGTAATATTCGCTGTCTTTACCATGAGCAGCCGTTCCATAAACTTGAGCCGTGGGCATGGTATATGTGCGCTCGTGATGTTTATAACTGCGTTAAGACACCGAATAAGAAGCGGCAGGCGAACATCAATGAGTTGACCATTGTGTACTTGCCGGGGATTTATTACGGACCGCATTATGCTGAGATTGGTTACGTTACGCTGCTGTGTGTTCAGGTTAAAAATATGCCGCAACTGATAGACGAGATAAAGCGACAGTTCGGCGCGGATTGTGTGGTCAAAAAGAAGGTCGATAGTTTCTTGGCGTGGGCGAAGGAGCAGGAGACATTTTTTGCGACTAAGAGACCTGAGAGTTTTAAGCCGACGAGTATGCAGACACAGCATGTAATGGAGACAAAGAAGCAGATAGCGGAAGCTCGGGCGATTCAGAATCCCATGCAGAACTTGTATTCGGCAACTACTGTGGGAATGATGTGCGCACCGATGCAAACCCCGTATGTGGTGGGAATGATTGCGAATCATTTGAATTTGAAGCGTAGTTTTTTTGGGCAATATGTACTGAAAGTCTATGGTGGGAAGGAGACCCCGGTATTTCAATATAACGAAACAGGAACGAGGTTAATTTGTCAGTTCGTGCGGAAGTATGAGGATAAGGTGCGGGAGTTTATGCGCATCGCTCAAGGTAATCAGGAGGAAAAACGACAAAGGGAGGGTACATGGAATAATGAAGTCTTTGGAAGAACTTAATCAAGCAATGCATGAGCAAAAAGCGGCGTCGGAACCGGTAAATGCTACCGTGAATATTACCGTGAAGGGGGGCTTGCTGTATCTTAGCTGGTTCGCGATTCGAGCGTCGGAAGTACCCGGCGTACCGCATCTGCTTACCCCGATTGCGGCGATACACCGGCTGAGTGATTTGGTGGCTGTCGAAGTGACTTCCGGTATCGCGGTCAGCGATGAGCTCCAGAAGGAAATGCAGCATAATCCGGGCGTGGATGTGATTGCGCGGAAAGATGATTATGTGGAGTGCGGCGCGTTCCGGTTTTATTTCGGTCAGTTCCCCAAGAATGAATTGCGTACATTCTTTGTGCCTGTGGGGTATCTGCGGACGGCGCAAACGATGATTGATGCGATTATGTCGGCGGCTGAGTTGGCGACGGCTGAGTTGGGACCCGATGTAGTAAAGTCGGGGGTTGAGCAGTCATGGTCGTACCCGCAGCCGATGGAATACAAAGATTACGCCAAGTACGAGCAGCAATCAACGAAGAAGGAGACATCCAACTAATGCGTATTGAGAGCATCGCCTATTCGCGTGATATGTTTCCGCGCACTACGAATTGTTTTTTCCTTGCGTGGCCGCGCTGGATGAAGCAGGATGATGGCACGTATATTCCTGACCTCAATCCGATGCACGTATCCATGCTGTTGCAGACTCCGGGCGATGCTCTCAAATACGCTTTTGATTTAACGTTTGAGGCTCAGTTAAACAACGAGAATTATGAGGGACCGTTGACGGTTTCGGAGTTGTTTTCCAATCTGCATAACTGGCTGGACGATACATCGCGGAAGGACCTGAATAAAGTCTTTAACGTGGTTCATAAGAAATTCTGGACGGTAGTGTTCGAGGACCCTAACGATAAGACTAAATTTTATGTGGCGTTTATGCCGTCTGCTGTGGGTCGGCAGATACTGGATTTATATGACGGCAAGCTGCCGGAAAAGTATAAGGCGGTTGATGCGGTGACGCGAGCACGTGAGGCTGAGTTGCCGCAAATTATGGATGATGATCCGTCTGTGGATCAGAAATTACATTCAAATCGCTGTGTTGTGGCCGGTGAGCCTGATCCAGATAACGTTGCTTATGGGGAATCTGTAGACGATGCCGATGTAATATGGTCGTTCTATTGTGAGTGCGGTGGGAAATATCGGTTATGTAAATACGGGGAGAGGGAGTCTATTGCTGGTATTACGAAGTGTAAGCACTCAATAGAAAACCCGTTGAGTACGTATGAGGGAACAAGGTATCTGTGTCAGTCTGAGGTAGCTCAGAATGATTTATTTGCTCAACACGCCGAATACTTGGAGGATGAGCAGGATGCCGAAGCTGCCGAAGAAAAAGTACGTTGATAAGCTGTACAACATTCATCGGTATCTGAAACGGCGGTGCGAGCAGATACTAAACGAGGAATATAAAAAGAATCAGATGGCTGGAATCGGGTTATATCCGGCGTGGAGTGTGAATTTTAATTCTTTTTATAATTGGGCGTTGGAGTCGGGGTATAGGCCGGGGAAGGTGTTGTACCGGAAAGATTTGAAAGAAGATTGGTGTCCGACTAATTGTGCGTGGCGAAGGGTACGGCCAAGAAAGCGGATGGCCTGCGCACATATGAAGGTTCACGGTATGAAGTTGAAGGCGTATTGTGAGCGGTTTAACTTGAATTACTCGACGGTAGTGAGCAGGATTAAGGGCGGTTGGACGATACTTGACGCTGTGACATTACCGGTTAAACAAAAGAAAAAGGCGGTGAGTAAATAATGGACGAGTATGTTGAAGGAAGTATTTTTCAAACCGATGCAATGCTACAAGAAATGGTGTTTTTGGGGTACATATATACGGAGCCTCAGCAGTTTTATCCGTATATGGCAGCACTGACAAACACGTCGGTATTCACGTCACCGATTACCCGGTATATATGGGATAAGACAGTGGAATACTGTACTAGGTATGGGTGTATGCCGGATGATTGGAAAGTAATGTCTACGTTGTTGGATGAAAAATATTATTTGCCGTTACAGGAAGCGGTTTCATACGTATTGGATACTGATGAAGATAAAGTGGCTTTTTTACGTGACACGTTTATAAATACCGTAAAGCTGACGTTAATGAAATCTCATGTGGCTGCCATGAATATGCGGTTGGCGGCGGGTGGGGTAGATGTTGGTAAGTGCATGGAATCGACGTATGAGGTATTGAATAAATTTTCTATGTTAGATGCTGTTGGATTGTCATCGGGGGTGTTTCAGCTTGCGGAGATAGCACACGCATTGCAGGAAGATACAGCGGTGACGCAGCAACCGTTGATTCCTATTCCTATTCCGGGTATTGAAAAATATTTGTATGGCAGTCCCGCGCAACAGATAAATTTTATTGTGGGTGGATACGGGGTGGGGAAAACAACCACATTGTGTCAGTTGGCGGCGGGGATGCGCAAGCATGGCGCGGGGTTGTATGTGACGCTGGAAATGTCTCGGTATAACATCATGGCGAAGATGCTTGCTTGCAGTTCTGATGTGCCGGTTGATCCTAATTTTGTGTTTAGAAAATATAGCGCGTGGACTGAGGATGAGCGGGCTGGTGTTCATACATTCAGTCATGATTCTGACGTATATCCTTGCTATATTATGGATTATCCATCGAGTGTTATTCGTGCGGCTGATATTGGTCGTGCTATACGGTACTTGAAAATGAGTCAGGGCGTGGATATTAAGTGGATGTGCGTTGATTACGCCGACTTACTGCGTACTAATTCCGGGAAGGGTATCGGTGATGATGGCTTCTCGTACATGATTGAGGTTATGAATGAGCTTCAATCAGTCTGTAAGGAATATGACCTCGTGGGATGGACGGCCTCTCAGGTGTCTAAGACAGCCAATACTCAGACGAAAGAACGTGAAATATTCAAGCCTTTGTCGGGGAAAGACATTTGGGGTTCTGATACTAAATTGCAGGTGGGAAGTTTGGGTATTGGGTTGGCGGTGTATAGATTCCCCAAGTGTATGCAATATGGGATTGGGTGCTTGTCGGTACTTAAAGATAGATTTAATCTCGGGTCCGGCGCGAAGCAGTTAGTAATCGCTGTGAATTATGCGTGTAGCAAGATATGGGTGAAGGGTGTGGTTGCGGAAAATATTTTGTGGTCAGATTTTTTACAGGCTGAGGAAGCGGCGGTTACTTGGGCTATGAATCAGAATAAGTTGCGGTCGTATATAGCGAATGAGATTGGGAAAGATTTTGTAAAAAAAGTACCTACCCGAGCAAATGCTACTGGTAAGAATAAAATTACTCGGCCTCGGCATAAGACTGAGACTATGGAGGTGATGTAAATGCAGCAGGGAACGCCATCGACAGTTAGTTTGTTACTTCATGCATATATGGGAATGATAGAGTACAACACTATTTATAAGGGTACTCGGACGCTGGGTACTGAGGCGGGTGATGTAACTCGGTTTGATAAGGTGTTGAACAATATTGCCACGATATGTAACACGATGCAGAACGCTTACGCTGCGCATAGGGATAAGCGGCGGCTGTTGTGGCGAGCGGTGCCGTACATACTGCATTACCTGTATAAGAAGCATGATTTGCCGTATATCACGATTGAGAAGCATTTTCCAATCGGTGTAGCGTATGATGACCTGCCTAAGCCGATATTGAAGGAATTGTGGTCAGAGAAGATTTGTCATGATATTTATAATTACACGGAAGCAAACAACACCACTTGGGGGCATTATTTTACGTTCACTGCTCAGGATCGCGGGTGGATGCCTCGACCGGAAGCAAAGCTGAACGGTGTGCCGCTTAACAGTGTGGCTGCGTTTATGGTGGATGTCAGTAGTGCTCAGTTGGCAGATATTTTCCCTGAGAATGTTGACCAGACGAAATTGAAGCATTTTCAGCGAGCGTTGGACGAGTGTTATGAGACGCAATGCGGTCTTATTGGGTTGATGTGCGGCCATATTTTTAAGCCTGAGATGTTCTCGGCGACGGAAATGATTCTTCCGAATTGCACGGTGTCTTTGTATAACCAGCTATATCGAAGTGATGTGTGGCAAAAATATCCTCAGCTTGTAATTGATTACGGTTTTCGTGCGCTGTATAAGTTGGTGGATATTCCATATAAGGTGTCAGAATTAGTATTGGAGGGTGCAGAGTATGCGAATAGGTCCAGCGAAATATCATAGCGTAGAGCAATCCATATTTTTTGGTACTGTAACGCCGAGCGTTGTTCGGCATGAGATATTGATTGATGAGTCGTCGTTACCCGATGATTGCGGGGCGTGTAAGATGATTCAGCCCGATTCCCCGTTTGGTATCAATCCTCATTTGGTATATCTCAATGATCCGCAATATCCCGATGATGGGCTATTGGAGGGTGAAACTGATCCGGCTGATGTGATATTCATTGATGAGTGTCCGTCATTGCATGAGCTAAAGCAGGGAGCCCCGTTGTTGGAGAATGAGGGTACGTTCCTAATGAATACGTGGTATACGTTATGGAACGCGCCAACCGACACGGAGTTTACGCGCCCTCCTATGATGATGGTGTGTCATGCGTTCCGCTGTCCAAACGTGGCCAAAGGTGCGGCATCGGCGACGGTGGTAAAGAAGTGTTCCAATAATTTCTTGAGGCCGTACTTGGTTAATCCGAACATTGTTGCAGATAACGCTGTGATTATTGCAGCGGGGGCGGCGGCATGGAAAGCGATCAACTTTATTGCCACGGGTAACTTGAGCGTAGCGTCTATAAATTCGGTGCATGGCCGCGCTGTCAAACTTGAGATAGAGGGTCGGACGTTTACAGTGGTGCCGGTGCTTAAAGGTAATTATGTGCTGGCTAATATGGATACGCAAGCAATGGCGTATGCCGAAGATTATGCTATGGTTTTCACGGCGTGTAATGAGCGGGAAAATCTTGACGTGTTTGGTGTCGTAGAGCTATTGGAGCGGTGCGCACAAAATCGTATATTGTATGAAGAAATGCCTCCATATGTTGAATTAGAGGCATTGGTTGAAATGATGAGTGATGTGAGTGTTTCCGAGGGGTGTGTGAGTTTTGATATTGAATCGAGGACTAAAAACCTCGCTACCCATTATAACTATCCAACGCTTATGGGATTTGGGTTGAATGACAATGAGTATGTTCAGTTTACCAAAGATTCATATGCTGCTGTACCTTATATTCTTCGCAGGTTGAAAGAGAACGGTATATTAATCTGCGGCCAGAATATCAAGTTTGATATTATGTCGTGTTACCGGTTCAGGTTACTTGATTCGGTAGAGCATGTTCCGTATTGGCGGGATACTCATTGGATGCAGTCATTGGTCGATGAGAATAAGTCGGCGTTCGGTAAGGCCGACTTGAAAACGATGATGGGTGAGTATTTTAATTGGCCGGATTATTCGGTGGAGATAGATAATTATGTGAAGCATGTGACCAATGGGGATTACGGTCGCATACCGCTGGATAAGTTACTGCCGTACCACGCTGCTGACTTAATTGGTACGTGGATGTTGGATAAGCATCTGTATAACCTGTTGCAGACTCCCGAAGTATCGGAACATTGGATAGTGGATTACGTGGATTTTTATTCGGAAACGGATAGGAATCTGTGTCAAATGTCGATGAACGGTATGACGGTTGATCCATCGTATTTCAATGAGCTTACGGAGTTGTATCAGGGCAAGATAAACGACATACATAAGCGGTTTCAGATTCCGCTGTACAGCAGTTTGGCGCGGAAATATATGAGCATGGACACGAAATTACGCGCTCAGATATGTTCGTCGCTGATGTCGTTCCCGTTTGATGTGGATGAGCATGTCGATAATCAAACGTGGAAATTTAATCCTAACTCAGCAGATCATGGTGTTGCGCTTATCGCCGCCCTTGTGCCCAATGATGTGAAGATAAAGCTGGTGCAGTTGTTGGGCAAAAATGCTACAACGGCGGCTGGGCGGTTCTCGCTTAATAAAGAGAATATGCCGATAATCATTAACTTTTTGAAAGAGAAACAGGTTCATACCGGCGTTATTCAGGGGCTGGAAAGTATCTCCGAATTGAAGAAGATGGTTAAGCTGTTCGGTACGTACATTGAGGGTATGAGGGCAAACATTTGGGGGGATACGAAGGTTCGTTCTTCTTTTGTCGTAGCTGGAGCGGCTACTGGTCGTTTATCGAGTCGGAATCCAAATTTACAAAATTTACCAAGGTCAAAAGAGATGAAGAACATGTTTTTAACGGCCAAACCGGGGGACAACCTTTTAATGCAATTTGACTTATCGCAGGCCGAGGTACGGGGGCTGGGGATACTGACTGGTGACACGAATCTTGCTCAAGCGTATGCCGATGGCTTGGACATGCATAAATATACGGCATCGAAGGCGTTTAATGTGGATTATGAGGACGTATCGAAGGACCAAAGGCAAAGTGCAAAGGCTGTTCAGTTTGGTGCTATTTACGGCAGTTCTGCGGCGGGTATCGCGGCTGTCACGGGGCAAACTATAGCAGATGCGGAAACTATGCTGGATAACTATTTTACGGGCTTCCCGAACGTTTTACCGTGGATAGAAGAACAGCATAATATGGTGGACGATAGCGGGTATGTGGTTTGTGGTCTTGGCCGTAAGCGACATCTGCCGTCATTCTTATCGCACGAACAGAACAGCGCGGACCTCAAGCGGGAAGGTCAGAACGCGCCTATACAGTGCTTTGCCGCCGAATTTACATTGGTGCTGTTGAATGACTTGTGTTCCAGTCTGGCTGAGGGTGGTATGGATTCGGTTAAATTGGTGAATACGGTGCATGACTCAATTGTGCTGGACGTTCCGTGTGACTGCATACCTGCTGTGTATCAGATATATCAGCAGTGTATCAGCAGGGTTAATACGTTCTTCCGGGAATGTATGGACGAGGGGGGTAGTATTTTCCGGCAGTGGATCGACATGGTGGGTGATGTAGAGGTCGGCCCGAGGTACGGTGAAATGTATCCTATGACTTTGGATGAGGTCGAGAAGGATGTTACTAAGCAATTGGTAGTGGAGTGTCAGTGTTCAGACGAGGACGGGCATAGCTGGACGGAAGTAGTACCGGCGATAGAGTTACAGGAGTATTTTTATGGAGTGTGAAATGATGAAGGTTAAAAATACACCTCCGAAGTGGTTCAAGAAAGTGCGTCGGATGTACATGCCGCTGTCAATAACTGAGGCGGTGGATCAGGTAATTATGTATTATGTGTTAAACTCGTCATCATGCGACAAACGTATGAGAGTATTAAAACGTAACGGGAAATGGGTTGCTGTACCAGTGTGGGATAGGAAGCGCGTTATGTTTATTGGCGAATCATTTGAAAACGTGCGGGATCAGGTACTTGAACGTGGGTTAAGTCTTTTTCCGAGGGGGGCACATTATGAGTAAGCATCAGGGAGTGGTACGAAGTGCAATGTTGGTGGCGATTACACCGGGCGCGACACGGTTGGTTTTGACTGCTGTTCAGGCCAAGACATCGTTCGATATTGCACGGGAATCTATGATTCGGGTGTTGCCTGATGATGAGCAGTTGAAGATGCTGAACGAGATGTATGTGATGGGGCAGTTGGACGTGCTTAAACATGCGGCGGCCACGTTTATTATTTCGGATATTTCGCGGAACGCTCAGTATTCCTTGATGCAGTACGATACGATGGCATACACCACGCAGGATACTGTGAATGTCAATCTGTTTAAAGTGCCGGACGGCATACAGCGGATGGGTAATCCTGAGCTGGTAAAGCATTTCGTGGATACATATCGGAAAGCACAATCGACTCACAAATGGCTCAAGAGTATGAATGGGGTTGCAGCGAAGGATGCGCACATGGTGATGCCGTTGGCTGTTGTAAATCAGGTTGTTGTGACGATGAATTTCAAACAGCTATTGCAGTTCTTTGAGTCGGCGTTATGTCCCGGCGCGAACACCTGCGAAGAATTGCGGTGGATTGCCGGATACATGCTGGTGTTGCTGTTGCCGAAGGACGATTTGATTTTTAGATTTGCTGGCCCGTATTGTATGATGCATGGAGGGCAATGTAATAAGGGTGCGCGGAGTTGTAATGCGTGTTATAAGCGGCAGGAACACTTATTACAAGATATGGGTTTGGAGGATGAGTAAATGAAACAGCTAAATAAGGTAGAAGCTCTCGGACGTATGGATGATGCTATCCATAAGCGAATGACGGTGCAGCGGCAGGTTATTCGTCGGCGTATCGAGAAGGAAGTGAAGTATTCGTCGGGGAAAGGGCGGGGCGGCAGTCTTATAGAGTTTCTTGTGCGAAATCAAACGACGTTGAAGATATTGCAGGACGAGGAATTGCGGTTGCGGACGGCTCCATATAGCTTTGATTGCTATTTGGTGCAGGATGGGCTGTTGAATAATAATCCGGCGTGTGCTGTGCATACAATGGTTATTACGTGGGACGATTCATTCCTGTTGGAGATTTAGATGTATAACATTGTGGCAATCACCGACACGCACATAGGTAAAGCATGGAAAACTCCCCGTATAGAAGGGGTATTAAATGCTTTTGCCGAGGAAATGGAAGAAGTGCGTCCGAATGTTATCGCGCATATGGGCGATGTATTTCATAACAAGCGTCCCTCTGCAAGTGCTGTCGAGTTTGCCACACAGTGGTTGCTGCGATTGGCTAATACGTGCGATACCTTGGTGTTGTTACCGGGTGGGCACGATCAGGATATTCCGAATAACATGACTGCTATAGATTTTGCCGACGACCTTGCCCCAAACATTGCAATTATTTACGAACCTACAGACATAGACGGGTTGTTCATGATGCCGTATCAGCGCAGGCTGACGGATGAACATCTGGATATGATTGCGCGTAGTGAGGTGTGCTTATTACATCAAGGGGTTTGTGAAATACCCTTGGATCACGGGCAAAGGATATATGGAAATGTTGCAGACGCTGTTCCGATTGATACGTTTAAGAACGTTAAACTGGCTGGAATAGGGCACATGCACACAACTTGGGCTCATCGAAATATAGTCGTGCTGGGGGCTCCATATCAGACACAATACAACCATCCGATAATTGAACGTTGTTACCTTATGTTTGACTTGGAGAAACCAGCCGACTATGTTTTAGTTGAATTACCCACGACATTTTATTTGCAGAAGATAGCGTTGAATATTGCTGAGGGAACAGAGCAAAGCAAATTAATGAAGATGCTTCCCCAATGTGACCCCAATACTTATGTGGATATAACTATTGGTGTGGAAGGTGCGATAAATCGTTCTATAGTAGAGGGTTATAGGCTTGCATGTGATAGAATCTATGGAGACTGGATTGATTCAGTCACTGTAATTTCGGTGCTGTCGTCAGCGGAGAGGGTTATGCAAAGAGATATATTACGTGCAGTGACAATAGCTGATAAAGACAGAAAGACACCGGCAGATTGGCTCGATATATGGATGGCAAAACAAAGTAATGCATATTACGAGAGTCACCCCGAATTGAAATTGTGTATGCATGAAGAATTGCACTCCATTATTGATAGTTGCATCGGTTTTGAGAACGCAGAATAGAAAGGAGGAATAGTCGTTGGCTAAGAAGGTAGCAGAGGACAAATCGGACAAGGCAGGCACTGTTGTAACGAAGTCTGAATTGGTGGCTCGGGTAGCGGCGCGGGTGGATCAGGTCACGAAGAAAGACGTGGCTAAGTCGCTTGACGCGATACTTGACACGATCACGGCGGCGTTGGCGCGGCATGAAAGCGTGGCCATCGTGGGATTCGGGACATTTGGTGTGACACATCGCGCCGAGCGTACCGGTGTTAATCCGCAGAATCCGTCGAAGAAGATCAAGATAGCTGCTCGTGATGTGCCGGTGTTCAAGGCCGGTAGGCCGTTGAAAGAAGCTGTAGCAGCGGGGAAGTAACGTTGGCGTAGGGGGAGAACCGAGAACGTCTCCCCCTTAAAAATCATGGAGGTAAGCATGGCTGAGATATATTTTAATGATGTAGCCGCTAAACGGATTTGTCCTTTGTTAAAGGAGAAGTGTAAGGCCAGCGCGTGTATGTGGTGGCAGGGGACAATGGATAAGCTACGGGGATTTTGCGCTGTGTTTTCGCTTAGTGGTGAGGTGGAGACGTTACGTTGTGGGATAAACGACGTAAGTGATAATGTTGGATGCGTATCTGACATGCTGGCTGACTTATCCAATGCGATTGGAGATGTGTGTGCCGAGTGTTCCAAGATAGCGTACAGCATTGATGAGTGGATAAATGGAAAGGGTGCTGAGAATGGCTAAAAAAGATACGGTTGCAAATATGACTACCACGGAGAATGAGCGCGGCGGTTTTGACGCGCAGGTTAAGACGGAGCAAAGTTCCGCTATGAATATAAATTATGAGCGTCAGACGGCATCGGTGACGTTCGGGTTTAAGGCTCCCATACCCGGCGTAAATTACTCCAACATGGAGGTAAGCGTTACAATACATGGTGATAATGTTGGTGAGGTCATCGAGTCGGCGAAGCAGGCGGCGATAATACAATTCGGCGACATAAAGTATCTGTTCGAGAACTATTCGCTGGATGACATCATAGGCATGTATTCCGAAGAAGAAGGGAACTGATTGAATTATGGCTAAGGCTACCGAGTTTACTAACACCGAGCGGGGTATTGTGTCGTACATGGATGAAGTTATTCGTCTGATGAACACCGTGTATGCGAGTATGCAGGAGTTTAATGATTCTACTCGCGAAGTGGTTAAGGCAACAAACGAGGTAGCCAAAGCCATTGTTGGTTTGACTGAGGCTTTGGAGGACTATAAGAATCTCTGGTTGGAAGAACCGGAACCGACGCTGCCGGAGGAAGAACCTGTTGAAGGTGTGGAGCTGGAAGATGCCGATGAGGTTGTGGGTGATGGGACGCTTGAATCTTCGGAGTTGGAAGTCGAGGAAGAATCAGTATTACCTGCCGAAGATTTAGAGGTGGACGAAGATACGACGTTGCAGCCATCGGAGGATATTGTGGAGGATACCACTGATGGAGCTGTCGGCGGCGCGGTAGTTACCCCGGAGGAAGATGAAATACTGCTGGGAGATATTGATTCCCCGGTGGAGTTCACAGAGGGTGACGGCGTGGTCGTGTATGACGAGGAAACGATGCAGGAAGATTTGGAAAAGGAGAATGTTATTACCGGGACTGAGGAAGATGATAGTACGGAACAGGAACCGGTTTAATAAAATCAACATAGGGAGAGCGGCTGTGAACGGGACACTTGAAAATCTTGTAATGGATTTGTTAAATCAATTTGGCCCCGCAGGTGCCACCATGCAGCAAGTGGTGGATATTATGCAGGGGGAGCAATCTAAAAATAGGTTTATCGGCCTTGCCGCGAAAGCATGGGCGAATAATAAATCGGATTATTTCGGATACCTCATGCAGTTAGCCACGATCAATATGTGGTGGATTAGTGAGAAGGATACTGAGCGGGGGAAAGCGTTGATTGAGCGGTGGAAGTCCCTGCTCAATCCCGACTATGATCCGGCTGACCTTGAGTGTAATCGGTTTCCGTTTCCGTTATCCTTTCCGGGGGATTCTGCTGAGGCTCCGACTGAGTATCAGTTTGCCATGTTGCTTATCGAGATGAAATGGGCAGTCATGGAAGCGCAGTTCAGGTTACGGGATGGGACATTGGTTGCGATAATGCACGTGGCTGATATACCGCTTGGAGTAGATTAATGGGACGTAATTTAATTACGTGGCCGGAAACGCTATGTGAATCTCCGAACATAGCTATGTCTCGTACCGAGGGACATCTCATCGTACTGGATAATCGTTCTGTAGCAGGAAACAGTATATACGAGTACGACGTGTATCAGAACGGGGAACGTATCGGGAAGATACATTTTGATGGGCATCCGGTAACTGATTTTTTATGGCACATGGGCTGTTTATATGTGCTGTCCACGGGGGATCAGTCTGTTCATGTGTTTGATTTTGCGCGGGGATTAACACGGCGGGTGCCGCTGGCGCATACTCGTAGAAGTGGAGTTAATGCTCCCCCTCGAATTTATGATGATTACGAGGGGGAATTTGTTCGGCATTTTCCCAGCGATGTACGGTATACGCATGAACCGTTTGTAGATGCTACGCTTACGATGTATCGGAGTAATGTTGCTGTCATTATTACGCGCAAAGTTTCGTATAGTATTATGGTGTTTTATGGTGGGATACAGAATTTAGGGTGGAAATGTAAGACTATTAAGGTAAACGGTAAGATTTTAACGCGCAGACAGCATCGCAAGGATAAAATGTTTTCCGCAATTGGAATAACCGGTGTCCCACATGCTATGTGTTCATTCGCCCTTGTCAATCAGCGTTCAGTGACGCTTTACGATAATCCCGAAGGTCCGTTTTGGGAGTTTCAACCGACTGATGTAGATAAGATGGCATTGGAATCGTATCATTGGTTCTTGGCAAATCAACAGCGGCGGCTGTCGATGCATGTATCTATGTGGGATTGGAACATGATGGCTAAAATTGGGCAGGGGACGGTGCAGTGTAAGTACAGTTGGAATCGGGATGTTGCGGTATGTGATACGGATTGGATTGAATTATATTGGGACGATGAGAAGGTAGAGCCGACCGATATTGTGGAATTGGTGCCTGATGAGGGTGTTCAATATAAATTGACGTTAAAGGCGTTACGGAAGCTGTCTGATGTAGAGGTGCGGTCGCGCACTCATCTTCACGCCGAAGTACCGCATGGGCATAGGTCAGTTTACGGTATTCCATTTATGAAAAAAGATGATACTGTGGATTTGTATTTTTCTCCGGTGATGCATATGCCGGGAAGCACCTTGCAAAAGATAATTGAAAAGCTGAACATTAGGATACGAGCGTCGGTTTGGTAATCTGCTACACTATGGAGAGAGGTGAGGTTTATGCAGCCGGAAACCCATATTATCACGATTCCAGATATAACAATACAGGTTGGTAAGACGGAAAAAGATAAGAAAAATAATAAAAAAGATACGATATTGACCACTGTGAAGGGTGCGGCATATCAGCGGTTGATACTGGATATGTATAAAACTAATGTGGAAGATGCTTGTGTTCCGCAGGAAGTGACATTGGTTATGAACGCCCCGGTGTCGATGGCTACATTCCCCGAGGTGGATTATTACGGCGAGGTTGCGCGTAAGTTTGTCATAGCTAAAGGTGTTGATCCGATAGTAAAGTCTGTGCCGATTCAATTACCTGCCTCAGTATTACCCGTGGACCTTGCAACTCAGCGGGTTAGCGTATGGGTAAAGAATATTTATGGGTATGCGAATCATGCCAGTACGTGGAGTGATGGTACTTGGATTGGGAACATTGAGCGGTCTATTCCGTTGGACGGTGCTAAAGGTAGCGGGGAAGTAACGTTCGACCAGTATATACCAGCGAATGTTGATGACAGCATAAAGATTGTTGTAGAAGATTTGGTTGCAAAGACGAGAAAAGGGTTTTTATTTCCTTCACGCGAGCGGATTGCTATGCGTCATATTGTGGGGTTGGGTGTTCCGCATACGCCGATTATTCCGGGCACGGTTACTATCACGGCGATGAATGTGCATGGTACGAAGATGATAGTTAAGGACGTGGGCGGTAACGGTGTGTTGGACGGGCATGTGATACGCAACGTCACGCGAACGATAAATTATGATACAGGTGTGGTTGAGTTTTCATTTGTTTCATCTGTTGATACTGGCGCAGACGTTACGATGCATTATGCGACGTATCAAAAGGTTCATCGGTTTATACGAAAAAATTCTGTGGCAAAGTTGCATGTCAGTATTCCGTGGGATGATTTTTTGAGGATTTATCGGAGTAGTGTTTCATCTGCGCGAGCATTGCGGAAGGACATTATACATCGAGGATCGGAGTAAGGGTGGATGAAAAAACGTAAGAGTACCACTAATATGACCGACCATGTTAGACTGCCGAAAACTTTCCAGTTGTCGCGTAAGCAGGTGGCTGAGTGGAAAGCTGCCGCTAAAGTACCAATGTCTCGGAGTTTATTTATTCAGGCGTTGCATGAGAATATCAGAAAGTTTGTGCCGGGTAAGAAGGTGGCGGCGCAAGATGTGGAGGCGTTGTATGATGCTTTCCTTTGCACATTGGCAGAACAAGTGGTTAGCAAGGGCCGCTCGATCAAACTTGGCGACTTGGGAACGTTATATCTTGCCACACACGGTCCATGCAGGCGTAAAGTTATATTTCGATGGGAAATGGTTGACGGTAAAAAGAAACTTGTTAAGCGATGGGCTTCCATTGCACCGAAACGAATCGTGAAGCTGCGTGGTAACTATGCGATGTATGTCGATAGGGACGGTCAGGAGCTCAAGAATGGTGTGTTGTATGATGTCGAGGACGCAGAGGAATGATTGGTAAGAAGAAGTTCTTTGGTCTGCCTATTCCCATAACGTTACAGGATTTATTCAATAAGATTTATCAAAAGGATGAGTCGTTATATACTCGTGAAGAAACGCCGCTCAATGTGATTTATTTGTATGGTACTCGGGCATATCGCGGGGTAACGATTCCTCTCATAGATAAAATCATCGTGGAGTATGATTCGTCGGTGGGCACGGAGATTTATACTGCTGTTCGGGACGAGCACGGTACATTGCTGTCAACGCATAAAGAGATGCGCAAAGAACCGTATGAGGTGTTAGTTGGACACTCGGATAGTGATACAAAATTCCCGGAATCCGTTATAGAACATCCCGAATTTGATCCATAACTACTCGATTTTGTTATATTGGGGAGCAATAGCGGTTCTTTGAACTCAAACAAGAATTGTTTGAACGATAGCAAAAATCTTTTGAATCACAAAACTCCGAGGTCAGTTAATAGCTTTGAAATAAAAGTTGTTTTACCGCAGGAAACACAATGAAAGAATCCATAGTGATCGCTTGTCGAGTTTAGATTGAGAAATGCTGATGGATTTCTGTCGTGATGGTACGGGCAGCACATGGTTATTTTCTTGGTGCCCGAAGCGCGCGCCTTGGTATCAGCGGCTCTAAGCAGATTTAGGATGTCATATTGTTCGAGTAGAAAATCTACGGTGGCCTTATTATCAATGCCATCGTATCGTTTTTGATACGGAGTTGATATGTGGAGCATTTTATTTAAGTTTCTCAACGCAGGTGTTACCTTGCTTCCCAGCGTATTGTGTATTTCGTCCAGTGTATATGTGCATAATTGATGTGGATAAAGAAGCAGTTCGGTTTCTAACACTGGAAGTTGTATCCGGTCGCTCAATGATGAAGGTTTCCTGTTGCGAGCACGTGCGCTGAGACAATGTACCGGAACGATGCTGTGTGGATCACTTTTCAATCGAACGTGAAGCATGTTGCTGATATAGGAGTATTCCATTACAGTAGTCGGTTCGCGGAGCATCCAAAATAGATGGTATCCGTTCCGGGTTTTGGTGCAGAAGGTGGGAGGTAAGAGGTCGCAAACATGTTCGAGAGTTTCTTCTTGGAGTTTGCGCGGTACGCCTTCCCAGCCGTTACGGTCGAAGTCAAAGTCTTGACCGAGGCACCAAACTTTGGTCGCGCTGGACATATTGCGATGCGGAGCGCGGTACAAGCTGGACGTGAATCGCAATACCGTGACCGTTTTTTTTAAGCGCATGTATGTACGTTGTATCTCAGATGGCTGACAGAAGAAGTACGGATAGTGTGCTCCGTAATCCGGGCCAAGATACATCAATTCTGTGGTATCTTGTAGGTGCGTGGAAATTAATTTTAGTATTTCATTATCAATATCCATGCCGGGAAGTATAACACAATCTCACGTCTTGTAAAGAGTTTTCCATAGCTATTGACACGGATGTAGTTATGGTGTACCTTTGTGTATCATGAAATAGGGAGGAATCACATGCGAAAGTTAATAGGGAAAGTAGTCGTTCTTCTAGTCATACTCAGTGCCGGGGCTGCTTATGCGGGGTGGGAAAGATATACCAATTTCTCATGGGAAACTGAGATGGAATGGACGCTACTCTTTGCCGCGAATCAGCGGATTGTGGAACTTGAGAATCATGTAAGTCATTTGGAGAAGCAGATAACAGAGCTTGTGGGTATCATTGAAAAATATGATGCGCTGTCACTCACTACGGAAGATATAGAAATCATTCGCCGAATCTCAACGCATATCCTTACAGATATTAATGATGGTATTGCCGAAGATGACGCTGTACGGATTGCGGCGGCGATTGTGGCGGTGGATAAAATTGTGGATGTTCCACTGCACTATATCTTGGCTCTCGCGCATACGGAATCGACATTCGATATGACCGCTGTATCGGGTGGCAGGTGTGTGGGTTTGATGCAGTTGTCCAGTAATATTTGGACGTACTACACCACTACGATTGGGTTGATTGACTATGAGAAGGTAAACCCGGTCATAAACACATTGATAGGTGCGAGTTATTTGAAAGATTTGGTATCCGGGTATAAGGGTAATATGAATCATGCATTGGCGCATTACAATTCCGGTCCGCGAAATCCAAAGAATTATCGGTTTGCAAATTTGGTGGAATCTCGTGCGCGGCATTGGTATTCTGTTATTAACTAAAGGAGATGATGAAGTAATGCTTGCGTGGACTGCATGGGGGTGTTTGGTTGTTTTATGCGTTATGGTGGTGGCGGTCGTATCTGCTGCTATTTCTAGTGGTAGGAAGCGGGGTATGCAAGAGGCCGGTCAGTATATGGATATAGATGCTGTGCGCCCCCCGCCTAAGAGGATGGTTGGCGGTCAAATCAATATCAAACCACGAGAACCAAAAGAATAACGTGCGGGTGAGAACGCAATGATTGAGGCTATTAGAGTATCTAATGTCGGGCCGTTTGCTGGGGTGCAGGAGATAGTTATTCCAACGGGGATTGTGTTGATTGAGGGAAGGTACACGAATGATCCGTTGAAGTCTAACCGCGCTGGCAAATCATATGTGTTGGATTTGATTCGTTTTGCGTTGTACGGGAAGTATAGGCATGACACAAAAGAGAAGTTGATTCATCGTAAGGCAAATCCAGACTCAGACCATGTTGAAGTATCGTTGAAGATGAGTCATAGCATTTACGATCATCTAACAATATCCCGCACGTATGATTCTCTGTCGGGACGGTATGTTATAACCTCTCCGCAGATAGATGATGACCTTAGACAACTAAAACTTGTTGAACAGCAAGCGTATATTGATGGAGTGTTGTCGTGTACGTATGATGAAGCGGAAGTATCGTGGATGGTGCGACAAGGTGATTCGTCAGGTATCATGCGTATGACATTGGCTGATAGAAAGACATTTCTTCTTGATATGTTTTCACCTGTATCGTATCCGTGGCCGATGTGGTTTAAAGAAGCGAATGAGCGGTATTCAGGTTTGAACCTCAGACAGTCAGATTTGCGTAAGCAGATTGTTACAGCAGAAGAACGTTTAGCCGCATTTGACCGAGAGAAAATTGTTGTAACCATCGAAGCACAAAAGAAACGCCGAAATGATCTCACCATTTTGCAAAATCAATATCAACGAAAAGTGGAAACTTTGAAAGAACAGCTTGCCGGAAACACTGTTAATAAGTTGAAGCAAGAGAAGGACCGGTGTGTGAAGCAGCGTATGGAGGCATCATCTGCGCTGGCGTTTGTAAAGAATCAGTTGTCGCAGGTGGATACACGGGTTGCGGAACTTCAAAAGACGGTAAAGCTGTTGGAAGATTCAGAACAGAAGTTGGAAGTGGCACGGGCAAAGTGGAACGACGATGATGTTGCTATGGTGAAAACGTCGGTGACTAAGATCACTCGGGTGCTTACCGAGAAGATGGTAATGCTGAAAGATGTCAATTCCAAGATCAATCAATATCGAAGTTTTATAGACAAGCAGAAGGTGTGCCCCGTGACACGCGCTATATGCGAGCATGGGGAGTCGATACAGGGTCAATATGTTCAGATGCTGTCGGATGCTGAACAGTTGGAGCGAGAGCTAAAGCAGTTGGAGTTACAGCAGACCAAGTATCAGAAGGCTTTGGTACAGTGGGAGTTGTTGGCAGAAACTATTAGTAAATTAGAAGCAAATGTATCTGCCGTGTCCTCTCAGGTTGAGTCGGTGGAAATGATGCGGCAGAATCGGGCTGTGTTGCAGGAACAATTTACGCAACGAACACATGAGCTTGATCTATGTAATGCCGCTGTCGAGGCCGCCGAAAAACGTGTACAGGAAGCAATGCAAAAAGATGATTTTGTCCCCCGTAAGCAAATTCAAGAGATAAGCACGAAGATAAAGCAGATCACGCAAGAGTTGGAAGCTATCGATCACTCCTTGGGGGAGATGATGGGTGAGTTAAAGTATATGGAGACTGTTCGCAATGATATATCAGCGTTTCAAACCGGTCTTGCTACTACTATGGCGCGTATAGATGCGCTGTCCTCTCTCCGAATCGCTTTATCTAAAGATGGTATCCCGTTCTTCTCGTTGCTTGAATCAGTACATGCGTTCGAGTTAGAGGTAAATCGTGCGCTGTATCAGCTTGGGACGAATATTCGTATAAGTATTTCCGTGTATAGAACTCTTACTACTTTAGAAGAACATTGTCATGTTTGCGGATACCACTATAAAGATAGTAAGAAGAAGTGCATCATTTGCGGATCACGGCGAGCAAATAAACGGCAGGAGACCTTGGCTATTCAGTTGCAGGGGTTGACGTTTGATGTTGATTTTGCCGAGGATTCGGGCGGTGGTATGTTGCTGGTGTCGTTGGCGATTCGGCTTGCGCTCTTTTCTATATATAGAGAGCGGGGCATGATGGAAAATATCGACTTCTGGTTTTTAGATGAGGTGTTTTCTCCGCTGGATGTATCGGCGCGAAATAACATGCTCCAGTTTCTTGATGAGCTTCGGGATACGTATGAGTTGTCGCAGTTATTCTTAATTTCCCACACAGATATGAGCGATGTTTTGCAGCCAGCTATCGTGATAGAGAGGGATGAAGCCAATGAAGAATCGTATCTGACAAATTAAATGGTAAAGGTATTACCATAGTATTGACATTACCAAAAAACGCTGTAGAATAGGAGGTGTTGTTATGGAATCGTTCGTGGTGGAGGAATTTGAACGGTTATCGGAGAATGCGAATAATCTCCGTCAGTACATTGAAATTAATCTAAACGATTTGCGAGCAGACTTAATCAACCACGCTGCCGGATATGTGTATCTCGCTCAGTATGCGGCGGCGGCAAAGGGTCAGGTAACGGCGGCCCGAAACAAAATGGAGGCGATAAGGGGGGAATTGTTTGTAAGACATAAACATTCGAGTTTAGGTGGAAGTCGTGGGCCGTCAGATGAAACAGTAAAGGCGATGGTATCTAAGGACCTGTCTATGCAGGAGGTAAGACGGGAAGTTGCGTTGGCAGAAATGGATGATGCGTTCTGGACTTCGGTAATGACTGCGATGAATCATCGGGGTTATTTCTTGAGAGAGTTGTTTTCGAGCGATAACCGGGCAAACAATATCGAGCGTCAGTATCCGGCATATATGAGAAACACGATGACGGATTTGGTGGATCAGGCGAATCAACGTGGCGAGTTTGTGCAGAGTGGAGGATATGAGGACTTGGAAGCTGCAAGGTTGGCAAATACGTTGGATAAAATGTCAAACGTGATGAGACCGCATACGAAAGGGGATTTGTAATATGGGAATTGGTAGTTTGAGAGGTAATCCGGGATCGGGTAGGTTAAGTTCGATGAGTGCCCCGCGAGGGCAAGCAAGTCCGCACTTGTTGGGCATGATGAGCGTGGTCCACGCCGCTGGCGGGTCGGGAAAGTACATGAAGTTGAACCCGGCTGGTTCGGTGCGTATCCGCTTGATTCGTCCGATGGTAGAGGGGCATTTTGCGATAGCTTCGCAGTTGGACCATTGGGTAAACTTCGTTAAGGCTGACGGTAACATTGCGCGGTCGAGTATCATTTGCTATCAGAATTTCAACGAACCGTGTCCGTTGTGCTTGCTCACGAATGTGTTGCGGATGTACTCCGAAGAATATCCGTGGGCGCACGAGTACAGCGCGGAAGGTATGGATTCCAAAAACTCCATCCGGCAGGGTGTTCAGTTCCTCGCCACGGTGTTGAACCGCAACTATTTGATGGCTGCTGGTCATGAGTATGATAAGGCGCGGGATGTCCCCATCGAGATAGTTTTGAAGAAGTCTGTGGTGGATTTGATGCTCTCTATTATGAGCGACGAAGCTACCGGCTGGGGAGATGCTTCTGATCCGATACACGGTTTTGATTTTGTAGTATCCGGGAACGCCAAAGGGTCGGCGGTGCAGTATACCAAGTACGCCGTAACTCCCATCAGGCAGGATATGTCCCCGACGTATGACCCGAATATCATGATCGGTCAGTTATCCGCTGCCCAGCGGGTAAAGCATCGCGCACTCAATGAGGACGAAATGAGTCAGCGGCTTGAGGTTTTGCTCACGGAGCTTAACCGCTTTGAGGGTAGCGATGTGGTAATTGACGAGTTCTGGAATCAGTGGGAGTTGCTGTCCGCTGGTGCAGATGAGGAATATACCCCGGATGTGGGATCGTTGCGCGATGAGGAAGGATTTGAGAATGTTGACGGCACGGAAAGCGATGCTGGTGAGGGAGAAGGTACTGAGCAAGCGGAGGATGGCGAGGGCTATGAGGAACCGGGCGAGGAAGGGTACGAAGAAACAGGTGTTTCTAATGAGCCTGAACCTCCTGCGCCGCCGCAGAAACGAGGAAGAAGCGCGTCAGCGAGCGGCGAACTTCCGCCCGTCGGCGGCAGTGAAAAATCCGCCATCCGACCCCGCAGTTCCCGTGGCAAAGCACCTGCCGCCGCCGCCCCCGCCGAGAATCAAGCAGCCCCGGCGCAACAGCAACAGCCCGCGCAAAGACCGAGCGCAGGAAAAACCGGAAGCGCAGTCACAAGACCTGCCCAGCGACCAGTAGCACCGGCACAGCAGCAGGCTCCCGCGCCGCAGCAGGCTCCGGCACCCGCCAAGCCGCAGAGTAATATGGCATCGCGGTTGGCTGGGCTCCGAAAGGCTCGTGGTACGCAGTAAGGCATAATGATATGGAGCGTCCTCGGACGCTCCATATTTTCCAAAAGGTGTGATTGAATTGGCCGGTATTTTATTAAAGTTACGCTGTCGAAATTGTCAAACAGATTATGATTGGAATCCACCGTATGCAACATTTATAAGTCCACCTGCGGACTATGATCCTAATGCCGAGAATCCGTTAGAGGCAGGTAGGTATCCGAAGTGTCCCCGGTGTGAGAGTTGGGCTGCGCAGGTGCGCGGCCAGATAGGAACGACCGCATGAGAGTATTTAACAGATTACAGGATCATTACCCACATGTTATTGCTGAGTTGGAAGCATTGTCGTTAGATGGGTTATTGTTTGGTATGTATGGAGGAAAAGAGACCGTGTTACCGGCGATGCTGGGAAGTACCAGCTCGGTTGAGTTTGCGATTGGATTGTGTCATGAGCGAATGCAGCTCGCTGTTGCTCGGGCGCGACAAAAAGAAGGCACGATACGCAGTAATGAGGTAAAAGAAACGTGGCAGAAATTGATTAAATATTTGCAGGATACGGTGTTGTCTGTCGTGGCTACGGTGGAGGTGGATATTTTTAAGGAAGATGAAATGCAGGGGTATGTTCCGATAGATTCCGCTGCTACTGATGAACGGTGGGGTAAACGGTACGATGATTTGTGATTCGCAGGATTGTTTGGTTATCGGGATTGATCCCGGTTTTAAGGGTGCTGTTGCTACATTGTTATGTGATCGTGATGCTAATGGCGTTCAATTACTCAATGTCGTTTCGTGCCCAACTTATACTATCAAGCGGAAAGTAACGCGCATGGACCGCAAAGCTGGTGTGAAGAAAACAAAGCAGATAAAGCAGTGCGTGTATGCTACATCGGCGATGTTCACTATATTATTTGATCTATGTCACGAACATATATTTACAAGGGCTATTTATGCGGTAATTGAAAAAGCGCAACCTATGGCCGATCAGGGGGTTGCGTCTACGTTTATTACGGGTGTCGGTTTCGGGTATTGGGAGATGGCGTTGATTGCGCTCAATATTCCATACATGATTCCGACACCCGCTGCGTGGGCACGGGAAGCATTTATGAAGTTGCCGGATGATATAACGGGGAAGGATCGCACACGATATTTGGCAAAACAGAGGTTTCCTGATTATAACTTTGTGGGGTATCGCCGGAGGTTGGCTGATGATGGATGGTGTGATGCTGTGAATCTTGCGTACTATGGGTATGAACAACGGATTTGGGACTTGTGCGATGAGTGGGTGCCGTCATGATAATACAAACCGAGCTTAATTCGTATGGTTGCGTGTATATGCCAGCGATGTATGTAAGAACGTTGGATTCGCAACCCAAGATTATGCGTAGAACGGACCAAGGCGCGTACTATGTTGGGTTTGAATCGCTGCCAAAGATGATTTTACCTATACCAAAGCAAAAGCAGTTTGTTGGTAAACGTAAAAGTTTTATTGTCATAAAGGTAGACGCAAAGCTACTCGCAGCGTTTGTATCATCGCGCTTGGTGATGAATACGATAACTCGTGGCCGGAATATTTTGCCGGATAACGAACCTGACGTACCGGCACTCATACTGGCTAATTATGTGACTATGACATTTAACTCTCATCCGAAGTTACGGGAAATACCATCGGGAAGAATCTTGCGGTCGGAAGATTTGGAATGGGCTACTGATGGGATGTTCAGCATAATGCATGAGGATTATCGACTGCCGGATATGCCGGGGGTTAGCTGGCACATGGTAGCCAGTTCTGCGTTATTGAGTTCGTATCATCAGAGTGTGTTGGAATTGGCGGCTCAGGCGGCGGGGTTTGCACCGGATGATGTGGATAGATTTCTCAAGGGGATACATAATGTTATTCGGGATAAGATAGCTGTCGCCGGTAGTTTGGGATTGGATTTGTTTGAGATTACTATTCCGCACTTGTGTAAGTTTACGGTGACGTATGACCGTAACGACAATATAAAGAGCAAAGCGTCGTCACAGATAGGGAGGATATGGTGGGATCGCTCGGCAAATCTTCCAACAAATTTGGTAGCATGGAAGGGTGGAGAAGAACGTGGCAATAAGCAGGAAGAAAGTAACAGCGGCGGCATCGTCAAGAAGAAAAGAGGCCGCCCCCCCAAAAACAAAGACACCGACAAAAGATAATACCCCCGCACCAACATTGGACGGTCCTATAGAGGATTTATACGCCCGTCGAGCGGATACGGTAAATACTCTGTTTTCGGATAAGAACATCAGGAGTTTTGTATCGTCGGTGGGTGAGCAGGCCGCTGTTCGTCCTCGGTTCTGGTGTCGTACAGGAATCCCGCCTTTGGATTTTATCCTTGGATTGGGGAGGGGAGTTCCATTAGGTGTGCTGATGGAGCTGTGGGGCCTTGAAAAAGCAGGCAAATCTGCGATTGCACTTTACATTGCTGCTGAGATGCAAAGGCTTTATGGAGCGTATGTAATGCTTGCTGATATTGAGCAGAGCATAGATGATTCGGTGCTTGAGCGGTCGAATTTGGATGTGTCCCCGGAAGCGTTCGGTGTGCTTGAGCCGGAGAATGAAGATACTCGGATGTTCACGGCATCGTATACGTTTGGAAAGCTGGCTGAGTTTGCGCGTGATTTCAGGAAAGCAAATAATGAGACACCTTTGATAATTGTTATTGATTCTGTGGCGGCTCTGGCGGTTCAGAACGTCGAAGATGCTATTAAAACGGGTACTGCGTCAGGTACACGCATAGGGGCTAAATCTTTGGCTGTTCAAGAAGGTATTCAGGTGTTTAAGGGATTAGTTACAAACCAGAATACGTTGTGTATCGTGTGTAATCAGGCACGTGCGGTATTTCAGACGGGTTGGGGCCACGCTGGGTCTAGTTTGAAGGCGTGGGGGCCGTATGGGTGGGCTCACATGGTTGATGTGCGCATGGAAGTAAGTCAGAAAAATAGATTTGACGGGTTCTTCAAAAAGGACAGCATGTTTTGTGAACGCGCACAAACGGGTGATCCTACGCACATGATGATTCACGTCCGCTGCTCGAAGTCGAAAGTGTCCACACCGTACTTGTCCGCAGGGATAATCAATGAGTTGAATTATGGTATTGATGCGATACGGTCGGCGGTGCTTCATGCCGGGTTTGATTTGAAGGGTGTGTTCGATCAGGGATTGCATACCAAGGGTGGCGTTCGGGATGCAATGGTTACGTGGAAGGGTGAAGAATATACCACCCGGACTATGACTGATTTTTTTGAGGCTAACCCATCGGAGTTACAGGAGTTTATGCATAAACTTGAGGTCGCTTATGCTAACATTAGGGAAGAAAAAAAGCGAGTCGGTGTCAGACTGAGTTTAGCTGACTTACAATCAGCGTCCTCGGGTATTGCAAGTCAGGATGAAGCGATGGAGTAGATCAAATGGTTGAGCAACTACCGAGTACCGTTAAGGCTATCTTAGGCATTTGCATGAAGAACGCTGAGTTACGTACTGCTTATGCGCAGTTACTTACGCGACACTCATTAGCCGATGTTGAAAAGGTGCTTTTTGATATATGTGCTAAACAGTACGGTGAGATACAGGTGGACGATGGTACTCGGATAATTGATTGGAAAGCGACGGAGATGTCTCATCGGTCGGGGGGCAATCTCCGTTTTGTTATATTAGAGATGACCTCGAACTTAACCCGTTCGGTGTCGGTATATATTACCGTGACTGAGTTGGTGAAAGCATTGCCACAAGATAATTCGATATTAGCAGGCGTTCTTTAATGGCCGGAGGGCCGCACTGGATATTTTTACTGCAAAAATGGCTGGGCTTGCGAAGTGTTATTGATGTCCGCAGTCCTGATATTGATGCTGTCCAGACATATACAGACCTTGTAAAGTTTTCCCGAGAGCCGAGTTTAACAACCGATGTAACGCTGGATGATATGACGGTGTGGGCTACTGATCCGCCGTCTGATTGCGTGGTTATATCCAGCGGGACGGCGCATTGGTATGGGTATCGGCTGATAATTGAGCAGCCGATAACTTCCCCGCCGATTGATGTTTATTATCAGGTTGATTGCGACCCTGTGGTGGGAGGCTCGATGCGGTATGCGCTGTTGTGTCTGTATCGGGATTTGATGGGCGATATTCAGTTCCTGTGGGTGTATTCGGATAATGAGGGATACCCCCGTGTGCCGCACAATGTTATTCCGCTGTGCTATGTGCGGCAGATGATGGGGGATAACATAATCAAGTCGTCGGATATAGAGAATTGGCGTACTATTCATCCGGCCAATGCTCCGTCAACCAATTATTTATATCCTCCAGTGTGGGACGCGCACGAGCTGGATAATCATACGAATGTTCCCGATGGTGCTGTGTCGTTTGTGTTGAATGAGGGTACGTGGTATTTCTATGCGAATGGTATTTGGGCACCACAGCGGATGGGGACGTTCGATAATACGTATTATGTTGTGGATGTGGAAGAAGATACGGTAAAGACCAGATTACCTTGGGCGATATATCAGTATGTGGAGTTGGTGGTATTTCGCGATGGGTTTTTTATGGCTCCGGGTAAGGATTATACGATCAATTTTGGTCCGGGTTCAGAGATATTGTGGAATCAAATTATTTATAAAAATATGAGAATAGTTGCGATACGGAATCCGTTTTTGGGAGCTTCCCATTCGGATGATATGCAGATTGATAATTATGAGCGGATAAATATTTACGTCGATGGTGAGGTTGGGTTGGATTCATTCCCCGGTACGATAGACGCGCCGTTTAAGACGTTGCAGCGAGCTTTTAATTGTATTCCTATCAGCTCGAAGAATGAGTATCAGATATTCGCTCAGAAGTTGAAGTACGGCGATGCGTTCATATCGGATAAATATAATGCTCGTGTGTGGGGTGTGATAGATAATCGGCGAGTGCGGCTGTTGAGATTGATACTTGCAGATGATTGTGAGTGGATTGAATCGCTGATGAATCACGTGTATATTGCTGAGAATGTATATACGTTTGATTATTCCGGTGTGACTATTCCGTATTCGATTAACCATAAGAATTGTTTGACGCGCATGTATTACACCACTATTTATTCTTCGGTGTATGCGGCTGGTGGGCAGTTGTATATTGAGCAATCGACATCGGAGAAGGGTACAGTATTTTGCAATTCCAATAATATAACTCGTATTATTGAATCCAATATCTGTTATTTGGCATTTGATACAAATGCTTATGTGCATTGTGTTCATAGTAATTTCCGAAACATAATTGGTGTTCAACATGGATTGTTGGCATTAGAGTATTGTGATGTATCGCAGGAGAACTTTAAAGAACTTGTTGCGGACACGATGAATATTCTCGGGGGAATGAGTTTTGAGAATTGTGATGTTCGTATTACGTTCAGTACGTGGGCTCGGGATATTAAGGGATATGACACACATTTAATTCTTTCTTATTGCACAATATCAGGTGGGACAAATCCTGTCGATTATCGTATGCCTCCGCTGCATTTACGTGGCAATAGTGAATTGCATTGGGAGGGAAATGTGTTCGAGCGAATGAAGGTTGGAGCAGTGATAATCGAACACGGGAGCAATGCTCATTTTTCAGGTGGAAGAATAGATAGGGTTCAAGTAGGAAACGGTATTGATATACTGAATAATTCTACGATAACTACTTCTAGTTGGCTCACTATTACAAATATAAACGGGCATGGAATCTTTTTGGATGGAAATTCATCTGGAAAAGTTCAGCAAACCAATGGTTCGTTCATTGTGGAGTGGGGTATTCGAGCGCGGCGGCATAGTTTCTGTGTCATAGATTCATCAGCTCCCATTACTGGAGATATTGGGCAGTATTTGGCTGATTCTTGCGGGGGGCACACGGTAATTGTCGATGGGCAAGATGAGCATCCGCATAATCTGAGTATGAAATTGAGGGCTGGCACCGGGCTTATAGCGGAGATTGAGTCTGACCCAACTATGAGCAATCTTCGTTTTATGCGGATGGGGATTGATGTTGCGGCGTTGCTTGACCCGACGAGTGATTTGTCAAAGGCGTTTAATCTGCGCCCAAGGGCGTTTGTGTTTAAATATCTATATGATATTGTTGCTGGACAAGCAATAGATGTTACTTACGATTTTCCCGGAGAAGGATTCTTGTCATCGGTTGCCAGACGGGTAAGTAATCCTGTTACGCAAGTGAAGTTACAGTCGTTGGCGACGCTGAGTGCCGGGTATTTTGTACAGCAGGATGCCGCAGTGGGCACGGAGTTTTTGGCGAATGGGTGGCAGTTGCGGAACCGTCCTATTCTTGGGTATCCAACGAACAGTTTGTATTTCATGTACAGTTTAGTGACGCTGGCGGCTTCGTTACCGTTGTACGCTATTGGTACGCTTACAAAATTGACGATAAATTATACGCAGCCGGGTGGGACGCTGGTTCGTTGCGGGATTTCGATAAACGGTGGGAAGAATTTTAAGCGGTGGAATGGTGCGGAGTGGGTAAATTGTATCGGTGAGTCGGTGTTACCGCAGATAAATAGTGCTGATCCTGCTGATGTGGTGAACATGTATCCCATATATGCTTGGCAGGAATTGAAAGCAAAGTTCAATCCGATGTATGTTGATGTTGGATTTGGTATTATGTCAGTAGACCGTGATATTACTCCGGTGGTTCATTCGTTTTCTTGGAGCTATATCGAAGATGGGTATCATTTAGATATATCTGAGAAATTTGAGAAGCAATTTTATCCGACACGGGCGGTGTTTACAAATATATCAGGTGCAACGATTCAGCCGCCGACATATTTCACCGTGTATCCATTATTGGATTACTATTCCGGGACATAGGAGAGGAAATTATGCCTGTTTTTACTGAATTTTTTACCCCCCCCCCCCCCCCCCCCCCCCCCCCCCGCTTGAGTTTGCGCGCTTTTTTTTCCCTCGTTGGGGGAAGAAGTCTCTTTCTTCCTTTTCTATTTTTTTTGTGTTTTTTGTTTGTGGTGTTT